TTTGTATTAATATAAATAATGAATATTAATAAAGCATAATTGTATAAATACCCAAATAGTAAATATTGTTGTATATTAATAAGTATACAGTAATATGCATAAATATAAATACGTACATATGTTCGATTAAAAGGATAAAAAAAAGAGGTGCATTAAAGCACCTCAGACCAAGAAAAGCCATATAGTTTATCTGTATAGCAACGATAACCACTTTTACGCTCCAGTGCATTGTGAATATAACGCAACGCATCATAGAACGCTTGACTACTAATAATATAGTAGCCGTATTCGTCGTGACTATCAAATTTGGCTAGCTCGCTATCTATATGAGTAGTGATAGCTTTATCCAACGCCACATTAAGGCGTTTGTTAATAAATATTCTCATAATACCCTCCACCATTCAAAGCCAGGCAATTGAGTATCATTCTCAATATACCCAGATTGCCTAATAAAACAGTCCCTTTTTAACTCATGCCAGTTATTCGCTAGGTCTGTAGACATATCTGCAACCAATTTCAACGCACTTTTTCGCTCCATGCCTAACTCCATAAGAGTAGCCACAACGGTTATAAGCTGGCGTTTTTCTGCCTCTTTTCCAGAAGACATTTTACTGGTCGTTAATAGCTTGAATAAGTGTATCATTGATAAAGATTTTCATTGTAATTCCTCTTTTCTGAGTAAAAAAACGATGTGTATATAAATGCATACATTTTGAATACCTTGCGGGCTAAAATCCCGCTTTTACAAAGCCAATGTGCATATAAATGATACATCGTTAAATACCCTCTTATTGAGCATTATTATCGTTTGTAGCGTACCCTTAATAGTACCACCTAGCCCAGTTTTAAAGCCTATTTACTCATTTTCTTTAAGAGCAATTCCAATACTTTTTGTTCATCGTCACTCAATTTACTTGTATCCAATGAGTTTTCAGTGATTTTTTTTGTTTTCATTACTGGTTCATATCCAAAACCAGTTTTGAAAAGGTATATCTCATTGCCTGCCTTGTCTAAAAAGCTCAACTTTTTATACTTTTCGCCTTCTACATCTGTAATATGTTTAGCTTTTAAAGTGGTATGAGTGCTGTTCCACTCTACAGGTAGAGTGAGGGTTAGCGTCATTTTCTTTTCATCTAATGCGAATACATTAGTATTCGCCACAGTACGTTTAGATGTAGCCTTTTTAGTGGTAGTTTTTTGAGTTTTAGTAGTAGTATCAATAGCACGTTTAATAGTTTTAGTAGTCATGATTTCACCTTTCAAACCGTTTAAGGCTTGCCTTTAATATTAAAATTAGTAGATTAATTAAAGGCTAGGTAATACTATTAAAAGTACGCTACCTGTGTACCAGTCCGCCCACATCGTCGTAGCGGTTATGCAGTTATCAAAGAACGAAGGAACCTAACCACCAAGTGAGGTAGTCGTTAACCTTGACTACACTATATCACATACACTAGAAATCTTGAAATCCGCATAAATACTGGGTTTATAGCCTGTATACTTTACAGAATACTATATCTATTGTTGGTATTCGTGGATAGCTATGAACTTTGTGGGTAATTGAGAGCGATTCTCATTCTCAGTGGGGGTGGGGCTTCGCATCGAGGTACCCCGTCATGGCGGAGGGCAGATTTAGAGACCCTTCTTCCAAATTTATACCTTCTATCCACACATATTTGACACCTTTCCCCAAATTTATACCTAGGGTGGGGCTTCTCTATAAGGGCACCCCCCTATTTCTATATCAATTCCCCCCAAAAAAAATTTTTAAAATTTCACAGACCATGCAGAAATACCCGTGTATTAACCTAAATATTGATATATAGAGGAGATAATAGGAGCATGCTTATAAGAAAGGAGTGATTTATATCTACCAAGATGCTGATAAACAGATAGCAGAAGCATTTAGACGTGGTAAAGAGAATATTGTTACATTTAATCGATTGTTTTTACCAGTTGAAGATGAAGTTGAACCCGCTTGGTTTCACTACCTGTGGAGTGATATCCTCCTAAATGGAGATAAGCACTTTGCTATTGAGGGCTTCCGTGAAAGTGCAAAAAGTACGTTCGTACTTAGAGCTTTTCCTTTGTATCGATTGACGTATCCCACTAAGAAAGCTAACTACATTGTATTTATCATGGCAAACCAGACTAAGGCTAGTAAGCAATTAAAAGAGATTGCTAAGACATACACTACCAATGAATTCCTTAGTTTAAATCTCGTTAAGGTAGAGCAACAATCAGATAAGGCATTTGAGTGTATTGTTACAGATGAGAACGGACAAGAGGTTACTGTACGCATGGAAGCGTATGGTAAAGGTTCTTCTATCCGTGGTCTGTTGTGGGGAGATAAACGTCCCGATATTATTATCATCGATGACCCTCAAGACGTGGAAGACAGCTTATCTGATACTATCCAAAATAATGATTATGATTGGTTTTTATCCGATGCCTACTTCTTAGGTAAGAAAACACGAATCTTTATGATTGGTAATAACCTCGGTGAGAAATGTCTTATTGAGCAGGTTATTAATAACAAGGAATTATTGAAGTTCAATGCTTTACGTATTCCTGTAATGAATGAAAATGGAGAGTCTAACTGGGCAGAAAGATTTCCTGTAGAGGAAATTCTCGAAGAGAAAGAGGCTTGGAGAGCTTTAGGTAAACTTGATATCTGGGAAAGAGAAAAAATGTGCATTGCTATTTCTCCAGAACGCCAAATGTTTAAGAAAGAATACTTTATGTATTACGCTCCTAATGAGCTTAAGTTAGAAGATTGCTCTATTTATACTACGGTGGATTTAGCCATCTCCCAGAAAGAGAGTGCTGACTATACCGTAGTTTGTACCGTAGCTGTAAACCCAGACAATAAATGGTTTATCCTCGATATTGACTTTAATAGATATGACCCTTCTCAGACTATTGATGCTATCTTTAGAGCGGTACAGAAATACAGACCATTGTATGTCGGTGTTGAAAAGGTTGCTTACCAAGCATCTGTTAAACACTATCTAGAAAAAGAAATGCCTAAGCGTAATATTTGGTTCTCTGTTAAGGACCTAGAAGCTTCTAGTAGAAAGGAATTACGTATCGCTACTTTGCAACCACGATTTAAGAGTGGTAATGTGTGGTTCCCTATGGGTGCTAAATTCCTTACAGAGCTTGAGAGTGAGTTGCAGTCATTCCCTAAAGGTCTACACGATGACCTAATAGATGCTTTGGCTTATATTTCACAGATTGCTTTACCGCCTGTGAATAATTTTAGTTCAGTAAGTACTGCTGACATTCCATTAGGAGGTGCGATGTAATGAGATTATTACACGACAACGTATTAGTTATCCCAGAAGTAAAAGAAGAAACCACTGAAAGTGGTATTATCTTAGGTTCTGCTCCAAAAGCACAGAGCATTGGTACAGTATTTGCTACTGGCGAAGGTAAGTTCGACTATGGTAAATGGATTCATAATGATATCGAAAAGGGTGATATTGTTCAGTTTGGACCATATTCTCAAGAAATCGTTATAGAAGGGCATAAATACCTATTGATGCAGTACTCTAATATTATTTGTGTATTGTAAGGGAGATTAAATGGACAACGAAGCTGTATTACAAGACCTGAATCAAACGGTTGTCCGCTACGTACAGAATGACATTAAACGTGCGGAAGCCTACCAGGGCAGTGTAATCGAGCGTACCGTTAAAGAAAGGTATGCTATCTATTATGCTGATAAGGAATATTATAGAAACAAATTCCCAATCTTATCAAAAACATCTGATTTAGTATCTACTGACGTAGCTGATACTATTGAATGGGCTTTACCTTCTCTAATGAAAGTATTCACTGGCTCAGACGAAGTAATTACTATTGCAGGTGTTACTGAAGAAGATGATACCAAAGCAGAAACAATGCAAGAATTACTGGTATATCAATTACAACGTCAAAATAAATTCTTCCCAATTCTATACAATTGGATGAAGGACGCTTTAATTACTGGTATGGGTATCGTTAAATGCTATTGGGAACGTACGGAGGGCTTTACTACAGAGCAAGCTGTATTAAATAATGAAAGCCTACAAGCATTGATTGAGACTGGAGTTAATGTCACAGACATTCAAGGACCAGATGCCTTTGGTGATTTTACTGTAACATACCAATCTCCGTATTATGTAAAGAATGCACCTAAGATTGAGAATATTCTCATTAGTGAATTTATCTACTCTCCAGACGCTAAGTCTTTAGAAGAAGCTAATTTCGTAGCTCATAAACGTAAAGTGACAATGAGTTACCTACGTGAAAGAGAAGCTCAAGGTGTATATGCTAATATAGACGCTATTAAGCCAGATTCTGGTTATAGCGTTGTCACTGACCCAGTTCAAGACGTAATTGGCGACAATTATAACGATATTATTGGCGACGAACAAAAAGCTCGTCAAGAAGTTACAATCTATGAGTGCTATACTAAAATTGATGTAAACAATGATGGTATCCTAGAAGATATGATTATCACTATTTGTGGTGATACTATTATCCGTATGGAACAAAATTACATGGGTAGACACCCATTCTTTGCTATCTCTCCTACAAAAGACCCCCATCGTATTTGGGTTAAGCGTTCGTATGCTGAACTTATCGGTGAATTACAGGATTTGAAAGTAGCATTAACACGTCAAATCATGCAAAACGTAGCTTTGACTAATGACCCTAAGATGCTATTAGATGAAACAGCTATCAATATCGACGATTTCGTTCAAGGTCGTAAAGTTATTCGTATGAAAGCAGGTCATTCTCTTCACGAAGTGGCTATGCCAATGAATATTTCTCCTCTATCTCCGCAAACATTCACATTCCTAGAGTGGATTGAGGGACAAAAAGAGAATAGAACTGGTATTACACGTTATAACCAAGGCTTAGATGCTAATAGCTTAAATAAAATGTGTGATATTCACCATATGATACCACTAGCTAATGGTAAATTCAAAGAGTTAAAAGACATTGTAGATGGTGATATTCTCGTAGGTCAAAATGGTCAACCAACAACTGTTGTTAAAGCACACGAAATTCAACTTCCTAAAAAAGCATACTCTATTGAGTTCTCTAATGGCGAAGTTATCCGTGCTGGTGGTGAACATTTATGGACTATTAGAAACCAACGTGGTGTCCGTAAAACAGTTGATACTGATTATATCTTTGATTACATGTCAAAATACAAACAACCTGTATATATTGACCGTGTAAACAAACCTTTGGCTGGTATTCATAAAGAATTACCTTTAGACCCATACTTCTTAGGTTTATGGTTAGGCGATGGTGGTAGTTGGCAAAATGTATTTACTACAGAAGATAAAGAAGTACTTGATTACGTTAATGATTGGGCTACGTCTCATGGTGGTTATATTGAACAAACTAAACACCAAAACTCTGGCAAGGCTCTAACATATCGCATTAAAGATACTAACTTGACAGATATTTGTATTGAGTTTGGTATTCGTAAAACTCGATATGCGAATACTGGCGTAAAACATATCCCAGAAATCTATTTTGAAGCTAGTTATGAACAACGCCTTGAATTGTTAAGAGGCTTAATGGACACAGATGGTTGTCATCATAGTGGCGGTTTCTGTATCTTTACTCAAAAAGAAGGTCAATTATGTGACGATGTTATTAGATTAGTAAAATCTCTTGGTTGGGATGTAACGGTCCATGAAACAAATCCATGTGAATTTGCTAAACCTAATACCAAATATTTTAATATTGGTATTTCTGCACTTGATAATCCATTCAAATTGTCTCGCAAAGCAAACAAATGGAAACGTCAAACTCGTATGACAGATAAGGTAAAAATCAAATCTATTACTGAGATTGAACCTATTCCAATGCGTTGTTTGACTGTAGATGCAGAAGATGGACAATTCTGTATTGAATACACCTATACCGTGACACACAATACAGCAACTGGTATTAGTGCTATCTTGGGACAAAGCTCTCAACGTCTTGAATTAGTAGCACGTATGTTCGCTGAAACTGGTCTTTATGAGTTATTCCGCTTTATGGTTAGCTTAAATCAGAAGTTTATTGACCAACAAACAGTAATTCGCTTGACTAATAAGGAAATGAAGATTACTCCAGAGGATTTAGATGGTAGTTTCGACCTTATTGTTAATGCAGGTATTAGTATTTCAACAAAAGAGTCTACAATTATGGCGACTCAAACTCTATTAACTGCAATTATGCAGGCTAACGCCGCAGGTTATATGATTTCTACACCAGAAAATATCTATAATCTATTTAAAAAGTGGATTGAAAGTATTGGATTTAAAAATTACGGCGATTATATTACTGACCCTGCTATTTCACAGCAAAGAATGTTGATTGAAATACAGTTAAAACAACAAGTATTGTCGCAATTACCGCCAGATGCTATGCAGTATTACGCACAATTTGGTATTTTACCGCCACAATACTTAAATATGTTACCGCCACAATTACAAGTATTATTTAGAGGAGCAGGAAATGAACCAGGAACACAAGAACAGACTAATGTTGCAGGCAACTTCGGGGGAACGGGCTTCGGAGGTACTAACCTTTCTGGAGGATTGGCTACAGGCTTATCACGAGTGGATAATCAGCAACCTCAAAACGTGCAGCGAGGACCGTCTCAGGGACCTACGGAACCTTCTCGTGGCATCGGAGGATTTTAAAGGCTTCTTAGAAAGAGCCGTTGTTGATGGTAAACTAGCATCTAATGATTTGCAAGAAATTGCTGAACGTGAAGCGTATGAAGCGGAACGTGGTTTTTAATCTAAAGAGGAGATTATATGAACATTAAATTTACAGATTGGAGAGGTGCCTCTGCACCTTCTCCTATTGCTATGGAATTAGCTCAAAAAGCAGGCGTACAACAAACTCAACCTAATTATCAAGATTTTATGGCTAGTCGAGAACCTGCCAATATGGCTAAAGCTCGTATGGAAGCTTCTACGCCGTATCCAGAAAATGGTCAGTTTAAACCTAATATGGACTATACGTCCGTAAAAACTGCACCATCTTTTGAAACTCACGCTGAAGCACAAGCAAGAGCAGATGCCGCTGATACTAAAGCATATCAAGACTCTCACCCTGGTTTGAGTTCTGACTTCTCTGCTAAAATCGCTGAGATTTTGAGACAGGGTAGAGCGGCAGAGCAACGCTACCGTGAAAGTGCCGATATGAATACACCTCGTAAGACTATGGGTGAATTAGCGGAAGAACGCATGGCTAGTATCCCTAAAGAACAAGCATGGCGTAGACAAAACCCATTTGCTGAGGGTATGGGTTATCAATGGGCTGACGATACTAAGCTTAAAGGCTTAGGTTGGGGTGATGATGATATCGCTTCTATGAAACGTAGAACAGAATTTGACCCACAAGAGATTGTAAATCTCACAGCCCAAGGTGCAATTCGAGCTCCTTATGCGGAGTATTTAGAGGAGCAAAAAAGACTTCGACAAAAAGCTGAAGAAGAAGCGGCTCGTAACGCTTATAATTATTCTTATAGCGAACCTTCTTATTCTGATTCAAGCGAATATTATGAAGCACCTTCGTCTGCTCCTGCTTCTGAACCTGTATTTAAAGGTAACTATAGTATTCAAGCTCCAACGCCATCAGCTAGTTTTGACCAACTAGATAGCGATAGCCTAGCCGACTTTAAACGGTCTCGTAGCTCTATGAATACTAATTACTGGGGTACTGGCAGAGGCTCTTATTAATTTATTATTCACCAACCCAATAGGGAGTGAGGAGGAACAATGGAAAATTTGAAGTTTATTTTTGACCTACAGACATTTGCTGACGGTGTAGCAGATGGAGTAGCAGATGTTGGTATGGAGCAACCCGAAGTGGACTCCACAGATACCGACGTTCCAGATTTTGGTATCGATGAAGACGGCAACCCTGTCTTCTTTAACGAGGGCGTTTTCGGTAATGGCGGTGAAGAAGAGGAAGAGGACCCAGAGGGTGAAGCTGACCCACAAGGACAACCTACTGAACCAGAAACATTCGTTGTTAAAGTAAACGGTCAAGAGCAAGAGGTTACACTAGACGAACTCTTACATGGATACATGCGAAATCAAGATTATACTCGTAAAACGCAAGCTCTAGCCGAAGAGCGACGCAACTTACAGTATCAACAAGTTCCGCAAGTACAACCAAATGCACCAGTTCAAAACAATCAGCCTCAAGCACCAGAGCAACCACAAATTACGCAACGTGACTATTATACTCAATTGGACGCATATGCACGTAAAGAAGTGCAAACTGCGTTGGGGGAGGAATTTGATGAGTACAATCCGTTGCATCAAGCGGCTTACGCCGACAGTATTGCTAATGTAAAAGCAGAGATTTACTCTGCAAAACAAGCAGAAGCTGAACGTAACCGAGTGGTTGATAACTTTAATCAAACCATGGGTAAGTATTTCCAAGACCCTCACTTCAATGAGATTAATCAATTGGCTTTGGAGAAACTTAATAACTTGCCTTATGCACAGGCAATCCAAATTAAACAAGCCATGGACAATTACGACACTGCTACTGTTGATGCTTATATGAGTGCAGTTCGTAATGAATTCTACGGTGCAAGTAACATGCCTAGTATTCAACGTAAAAATACAGCGGTACCTCAAAAGCCTGCCATTAAACCACCGTTTATTGAAAGTGCAGGAGCGGCTACACAGCCACCAGGTAACCCTACAACAGAAATCGATTACTCTAAATTAAGTCGATTATCAAACGATGAGCAGGCACGTCTTATTGCACAATTAGGTTATTTTTCTAAATAGGAGGACTATTTAATTGGCTAAAGAGATGGCTGTAAAGTCTTATAATGTAGTTGGTAAAGTCGAAGATATGAACGACTTTATTACAAACATTGACCCTGACCAAACGCTATTAACTTCTCGTTTTGGTAAACTCAATGTAACAAGCACAGAACATGCTTGGTTATGCGATTCATTGCGTCCTGCGATGGACAATGCGACACTTGAAGTACATGACTTCAATACTCGTCAAGCTACTCCACGTAGACGTGAATCTAATTTCACTCAACAATTCGAACACGGTTACACAGTATCTGATATCACTCAAGCTATCAAAAAATACGGTGTGCGTGATGAAAAATCTTATCAAATGCTTAAAGCGTCTAAAGAAATTGGTCGTGACTTGGAATATGCTATTGTTTCTAACAAAGTAAAAACTCCATTCGACGAAGTAACACCTGGTCGCTTTGGCGGTATTCCTTACTTCTTGGACAACTTCTCTGAAGTAACAGTAGCGGCTACTGGCGTAGTTACTTTGAATTCTCACCGTTTTGTTACTGGTGACAAAGTAATGGTACGTGGTAAAGCAGGTAATGCTCTTGATTCTAAATTCAAAGCTAATACTCAATACTTTGTAAAACCTATCGATGCTAATACTTTCACATTGCATTTGACAGCAGAAGATTCTGCCGCTACTCCTGGTACTCCAGTTAAACCATCTGCGGCTGTAACAGCAGGTAAAATGGAATTGACTTACTGCAACGCTATTGACGCAGGTCAGTTGGCTAGTGCAGGCGATTTCAATATGGAAGCATTGAACGATGCTATGCAAGCTGTATGGGGTCGTGGTGGTAACATCGATATCGCAGTTATGTCTGGTAAAAACAAACGTAAAGCGTCCACATTCACTGCAAACTCTCAACGTAACGTAGCTATGGAAGCTAAGAAATTAACTCAAGTAGTTGACGTTATCGAAACAGACTTCGGTGTAGTAGAATTAGTTGCTCATCGTATGTACGAAAATGACGTTGTAGATTTGCTTGAATTACAATACTGGAAGCTTGGCTACCTTATCCCATTCCATAACGAAGATTTGGAACGTAAAGGTACTTACCAAGAGTCTGTAATCACTGGTACAGCTACTCTCGAATGTACTGCACCTATTGCAAATGCTCGTTTGTACGGCATTACAAAATAAACCATTTAGGGGGCAGTTAAATCTGCTCCCTTATTTTGTTTCTAGGGGGTTTTAAATGTTAATTGAAAGTAAGGTAACGGTAGATAAGGACACCTGGTCTATTACTCATACGTTTGATGAAACTGAGGTTTTAGAGCAAGCTCGAGAAGAACGTAATAGCGGACTCGAGGGAGATATGGGTGGCGGTCAGGGTAAAGTAATCGCACGTATCCCTCGTCACAGATTCTTCAGTGATTTCGAATTAATCATGGCTCAAAAATGTCAAGGTATCGACAAACAAGAATATGAAATGTGGATACGTAAATGGATTATGAAAAACCCAGAATTCCGTACTACTACTGGTGGAACTAAGAGGTACGTATGATAGAAGTAAGAGACGTTGTAACGTCTGTCCTTTACGGACTTGGAGAAAATGCTAATAGGAAGCATAGTGACCCAGAAATTATTGACGCTCTAAATATTGTTCTAAGATATGTCAACCTAGCTCTTATTAATGCGAAATCCTACTGGATTGCTAAAGAGTATAAGGTAAAACCAAAGAATGGCAAAGCAAAACTGCCAGATGATTTTGGTGGCTTTAAAGAATTTGAAGATGATTACGATGGTAAATATAAATTTACTAAAGATTATCTGAAAATCGATAAAGATGCTACAATGACATACTTGTATATTATGGACCCGATTGAAACTATCGAAGATGAGATTGACTTGCCTTATGTATTATTTGACATGTTCTCTAGATATTCTTTGGGTTTATTAAACGGTAATTTTGGAGCAGACACTGTGGCAGGTTTAATTTCTGCCGAAGTTCAAAAATTAGTGGCAAGTGAGTCTAGTGGTCCTATCGACAGACCAATGCCATTCTTTGTATAGGAGGTAAAATGACAGCTAACGATTTGTTAATTCTAGTTCGTCAGCGTCTTGGCGATATGCAAAAATTAGCTCTTTCTGATGAAGAGTTGATTATGAGTTTAAACGTAGCTATTGACCGACTTAGCGAAGAACTTTCCCAGGACGGTAATCCAGAGCTTGTAAAAGAAGTAACGATTACTAATAATGCTAAAGCATTACGTCCAGACGACTTTATTGGTTTATGTGGACAATTCCCAATCATTTTCATTCAAGAAAGTGACGGTATGAAAATCCAACATATGGACCCTAACTATGAGGGTACAATGCCAGTAAGATACTTCGCTAGTAGACCTCATGTTAGTAAGCTAACTGATACAATTCCTTTTGATAAGGTATTGCAACAACGCCAGTTAGTGACATACACAGTATATGATATCAAATCTATTACTGGGGAGGTAAAAGAAAATGACGGTGCAAGAGCTAATGGATAGTGCCGCTTTTAGAAATCGTCTGAGTGATAACCTACAAAGCGGTTATGATAATGACGAACTAATTGCGTACATCAACGATGCCATTAACTTTATGTGGCACGTGCTAATTAAAAATGGTTACTATGAGGTAATTGGTGATGCGGAATTTACCGCAGAAGAAAATAATCTTCCAACTGATTGGTATAGAGCTACGAACCAAGCCCCTATACTTATCAAACCACCTAAAGCGATTGTTTATGGAAAAAGACCTATCAAGGTCCGTTATTATAAAAGACCGCCTCAAATGAGAGAGGTCACAGATACTTTACCATTTACAAATAATGCTTTTAATAACCTCATTGGTCAGCTTGTAATTATTCTAGCTATGTCCAATCACGGATTTAATATGGACGTGGAGCAGGATATGTTAGAAGCTGTTGTTGGTTTATTATAGGAGGTATTTATGTCTGAGAACGGTGTTAATCAATTACCTCCTTCTATACAAGGCGATGGTCGTAAGTTTATATCCTTGCTTAAAAATTACCTAAAAGAAATCGCTGATGGTGTCAATGATGAACTTGCTAAGGTTCAGAAAATCTTTAACACATTAGCAGATAACCCAGACACAATTAAAGAGCAAATTAAAAGTATTACTGTTGAAGAGAAATCTATTAATGGTAATGTATCTTTAATTCTTAAATGGGATTCCTCAGACATTAAACAATACAACGGTGCCAGTATAGATATTAAAGTTGGAGATTTTACAGACGGTATTTCTAACTTTGATAGTAAAGATGTTATTAGGCATTATGATACTGCAAAAACTAACACGTTTACGATTGATAGCGTAGAAGTTGGCAAAAAATATTGGATTAGAGTTAGAGGTAAGGACGTTAGGAATGCGTTATCAGAAGCCCACAAAGCTACTATTGCATTATATTATGTATCTGAGGAAACACATGCCCCTAGACCACCATATGAAGCTACGGTTGTGTTCGACAAGCGTGGAGCATATTGGTCTTGGAAACAATACCCACAGAATGAATATCAATGGACTGAGTTGCGTTTAGATGAACATGTTGGTGAATTACATAACAGATTGGATTTGACTACTGACTGGCACTCTACTGCTAAACCTTATGCTCGTATTGGTAAAGGTTATCTTTATAATAAAGGTGTTGGTAATGCATATTCAGCACCTGCAACTATAGAGTATTCTAAACCAGTGCCCGCTAAACCAACACATCTTGTAGTAAAACCTGTTATAGAAGGATTGAATATCACATTTGCTAATATACCAGAGGACTGTACAGGAGCTATTGTATATGTTAATAATGAAGAAAACTTTGTGGTGGATAACAGTCTTAATTACCTCTGTTCTACTGGTACTTACGTTGTTAAGGTTTGTTACACTGATATTTTTGGTAATGGCGAAATGTCTGACCCAGTAACTATTAGTACTGTTGAAGAAATACCAATTGAAATGCTTAACAAAGAAAAGTTGGGTATCAATGCTATTAACCAAGGCATTACAGATATTAATAACGCCAGAAAAGAAATTGATAAGAAGATTGGTGGATTACAAACATCACTGACTTCTATGAATGGTATTATTGATGCCAAAGTTAAAGATGCTAAAGACACTGCGGAAAGTAGATTAACGGCTACTGCCAAAGCAATCAACTCTACTGTATCGAATAACTTTAATAATTTACAAACTAGCATTACACAAGTTGCTAATAGTATCGAAGTTAAAGTTAAAGCAGGCGTTGATAAATTAACTGGTCAAGAGATTGTATCTCGTATTAATTTAGCTCCAGATACCGTTAGTATTTCTGGTAAGTATATTCATATTACTGGTCAAACTGTATTTGATAACGGTGTAATTATTGCTAAACATATTGGTGATAAAGCTATCATAGGTACTAAGATTGCAGACGGTGCTATTACTACTGATAAGTTGGTGGCAAATGCCATCACTGGCGATAAGATTGCCTCTAATGCGGTAACTACCGATAAGATTAAAGCGGGTTCTGTAACAGCTAATCAAATAGCTACGGGCGCAGTTACGGCTGAAAAGATTAAATCTGGCTCTGTGACAAGTGATAAAGTTGTAGCAGGAGCTATTACTGGTGACAAAATTGCAGGTAATAGTATCAGCGGTGATAAAATCCAAGCAGGTGCGATTGATACTAACAAACTTAAAGCAGGAGCTGTTGATGCTGATAAAATTAAAGCAGGTTCTATCTCTGGTGATAAATTGAATGTCAATAGTTTGTCTAGTATTAGTGCCAAAATTGGTACTTTAAGGACAGCTACTACTGGTGCTAGAACTGAAATCAGAGATAACTTAATCGAGGTGTATGATGAAAATAACATATTACGTGTTAGAGTGGGGGTGTGGAATTGAGTTGGTTTAAAAAAATTAAAGAAAAAATCAAATCTTTCTTCAAAAAGGAGGATAAAGTGCCACAAGGTATACAAGTATTCGATGAAAATGGTAGAACTGTCGTAGATATTACAGATAGATTAACACAAATTGTTGGAGTTAAAACTCTAACAAAAATAGAAGAGTCTGGTAGTATTGACGTTTCTGTAACTGGTGGAGCAAAAGTTTGGTTTAGTATCAACCTTCATGGATTACCTGGAAATCCATATATAATGTGGGTGAACGGTAATACTATTCATTATAAAATTCATCCAGAACAAAGAGGCTATCTTGACGCTTTCAAAAATGGTGGGTGTATTTTAAAGATTATATATGGGGTGTGTTAAATGAAGTATGTAGAAGTTACGAACGACAATAATATTTTGCAAATTAGTGATAAATATCAAAATATGGTCCTTAAAAAGGTGATAGGATTTCAAATGACACAAGAATTAACTGGTTTTAACCAAACTGGAGCCTATTGGGTTAAATACAACAATGGACGAGCCAGAGGAGATTGGAATGTCAGTGTACCTATTACATCTGATATTAATTCGGAAAATTTATTATATGTTGTTGAATTTGGTACGCCTGTTGAATACTTTAACATTAATGAAGTATATGGTACAATAAAAAGTTGGGGCAAAAATGGTTTAGTCATGAGTGATGACGGTGGTCGTAGACTAGAAATGCATGTGATGTTTAAAAATACTGACCATCAATATGACGGTCATAAATATGTTAAAATTTATGTCTATACAGATAATATTCAACACAAGGGTAATGATGGGCTTGAGGTCATGAATAGCGATGGCGATGTATTATTCAACAGTAACTATAGATATTTACAAGTAAAAGATATTATTACTAAACACTATAATGAGGGTGACAAAGAATATGCATTCCCTGCATATCAATACCCATCTATTAATAAAATGGCTGTTGCTGTTTTGATAACAGCGGCATCGGCAGGCAACTATGCCCACACGCAACACATCAATATAGACGGTAATTCTGTTTATGCAACATATCAGAAACATGGCAGAGGTTTGACATATTCATATATACCTGAACAAAGTACAGTTATTTTAGTTGCCGATGTTGGCAATTGTTCTGATATACCAGTTAGTTACGACAATGTAATTTAATTATGGAGGTTTAATGATTGAAATAATGCTGCCACCACCAAGGGATAGCATTCTTTCCTATTTGTATCATAGTGCACCAGATAACGCTGTCTATGATATTATTTTCTGTATTTTAGCCGTAACAATTCTATTACTAATAGATATTGCATTACGGTTTGCGATTGAGCTTGTTGAATACAACAAAGCAGTTGGTAAAGAATGTACCGCATGGAATATGTTTAAAGCATTATTCCTTGGTTGGGGAACTGTTACTCTCTCAAATGGGACGAAGAAAAGATTTTTAGTAAGTAAAGCATTCCGTAAATCTTTATTCTCTAAGGTGTCTTTTGAATATCCCATTTTCTTCACTCTAGCAACTACAGCGTGGTCATTACCTGATGTTCCTGTTATGGGATTTAGAATAGATGCATTACTCTCTATGCTATTTATGTTAGCACCGATGTTATGCGAGATTGTATCTATTATTGAAAAATTAAATGAATTAGACGCAGAAGCCTTTAAATGGTTTAAGGAGTTAAGTGAATTTATCAAAGAAGCCAAAGAGGTGATAAAATCTTGAAGCGTTTATTTGAAATGATGATGTTCGAAAATGGAGGTCTTTCACTGACTAGGGTAATTTCTCTATTATTCGTATTATTATTTATTGGAGTAACAATTTATTTGGTATTCTTTGATTTTAGGTGGGACCACTATGAAACACTTGCCACTATGGCGGCAGGTGGTGGTCCTATGACACAAGTTGCAAATAAATTTATTAACTCCAAATACAATTCAGGTATTGGAACTTATGAAGAAAGGAAAGGAGCTGAATAATGGCAAAGTTTAAATCTACTGTACCAGTATATGACATTACCGTCAATCAAGGCGATGACTATTCCTTGCAAATGATTGTGAGTGATAGTAAGAACGCACCGATTGATATTACTGGTTATACATTTGCTTGTAAAGTAAGAGAAACAGCAGAGAGCCAAGAAGTCATTGCAGAAGCAGAATGTGTCATTGGTGATGCCACACAAGGTGTTTTAAACATCAATTTCTCTTCTGAAGTGACTGGCAATATTGATACCGATGGCGACTACTACGGAGAAACGAACTCTTATTATTACGATGTTCAGCAAACTAATGTAAATGGACGAAAAGAACGTATCGTCCAAGGTAAGTTTATTGTAAGCCCAGGCATTTCTTTCCACTAGGAGGTATATATGGCTGATAAAATTATTAAAATTATACAAGCCTCTACTCCTAATATTACGATTAACCATAATCGTGATGGGAAAGATGGCAAAAACGGTAAAGATTTTAAGTTTGAGGATTTTACCCCTGCACAGTTAGAGAAACTAAAAGGTCCTAAAGGCGATAAAGGCGAAACTGGTGAAAGAGGTCCTGCGGGTAATGTAGGTCCTCAAGGTCCTGTTGGTCCAAAAGGTAATGACGGTCAAGCAGGTCCGAAAGGTGCAGATGGTAATATCGGTCCTATGGGTCCAGAAGGTCCTAGAGGTTTAACTGGTCCTAAAGGCGATGTGGGTGAACGTGGTCCAATTGGTCCCAAAGGTGAACAAGGTAATGTAGGACCTGTAGGTCCACAAGGTTTACAAGGTATTCAAGGCGTGCGTGGCGAAGCAGGTCCTCAAGGTCCTCGTGGTATTCAAGGGGAAAGAGGTCCGATTGGACCAATAGGACCTACTGGTTTACAAGGTCCAAGAGGTGAACGAGGGGAACCTTTTAAAATTAGTTCTATCCAACCATCTGTAGCCTCTGTACATAATAACGCTTCTACATTCTCTGAATATAGTCTAGTTATGGTTCGCTCTAATGATGCCGATAACGGCAAAGTATTCGTTAAAAATGGCAATGTAATGGAATACCTCATTACTATGTCTGGCGTTAAGGGTGATAAAGGTGATATTGGTCCACAGGGTCCAATAGGTCCAACAGGACCACAGGGTCCTAGAGGCGTAGATGGTCCACAGGGTTTACAAGGTAACGTAGGTCCACAAGGTCCACAGGGTAATATCGGACCCAAGGGTGAAACTGGAGAACGAGGACCAAAAGGCGATGCAGGTCCTGCGGGTCCAAAAGGCGATAAAGGCGATAACGGTACACAACCAGAATTAACATTTACACTAGCTGAAAATGGTGATTTGTTTGTAGACATTGCATATTCTAACCTTGCACCTAGTAATGCAGTAGCACCTAATGCTGCAAATACTAACGCAATCAAAATATATGACGTTGTGTGGGGCGTAGCACTGGCAGGAGCCGCAGACAATGGTAGGGGATATCTTGAATATAATCCTGCCACGGGCTTTGGCAAATTACACTTAGATATGAAAGTTACTGGTAATGGTTCTGGTAATGGTGGAGTATTGTGTTCACTACCTGCTAATTCTCCTGTACCTAAACGGTTACTTGAAGTATCTGTTGATGCTAACAACAATAGTGTGTATGTAGAGCCTAACCAACGCAATATCAAAGGTTGGGGCGTAGCAGGTGCTAACAAGCGATATATTTTAGATATTGTTGGTTTCTGGGAAGGAGGTCAGTAATGCCAAGAGTTAAATTAGGTAACATTAAAGGTCCTAAAGGTGATGTTGGTAAAAGTGCTTATCAGTCTTGGTTAGAACTTGGTAATACAGGAACAGAAGCTGACTTCATTAAAAGCCTTAAAGGCTCCGCACCGACATTATTCAAGAGTGCAGATAACATCGTTAAGGTATTGGAAATCCCTTTAGATAGTGGTGTAAACCAATGTCAAGGCTTTACATATAGCGAAGAAGCCAATGCTTTCTATATCGCTTGTGTGAATAATGATAATACAAAACAAGTGTTCTATAAATACAATGCTGACTTCTCTACTTTAATGTCCAAACAAACATTTACGGATAAAAATAGACTAGGTCATTGTAATACATTATGTGCTTACAAAGGCAAAATCTATGTGGCTAATGGTGCTGTCAATCCTAATCAAGTGGCTGTTATGACTACTGACATGGCGATTGAAAACACTGTAAACTTCCCTAATAAGGTATTTAACCTAGCTTACGACAAAACGACTAATAAGTTTATTTCTATCTTATATACTGGTACTACAAAGCAACGTACAGTTCAGTATTACAATGACAGCAGAGTGTTAGAAAATACCACAACTGTTCCGATTGTCTCTACTAACCAAGATACAAACGGAGCGTTGTATAACGGTAAGAGTATTGTATTCTCTGTCGGTGGCTATATTATTGAAAGTTTAGAAGGTAGTGTTACTAATACAGAAGTAACATCTGCACTTGAAGTTGAAGATTTTGCTATTGCTAATGGTGAAGTATATTTCACAGCTAATAACAATGGCAAAGTAGAAGTGTACAAGCACAGTGCCAACACTAAGTACTTCAACAATATTAACTATACACCGCCAAGTATCCCACCATTAGACAACAATGTATCATTAACTGGTAAAGATACATCTGGTACTGAATGGAGTTTGATTAAACTTTCTAGAGGTAATGGTGTTGAGGTTGGTCATAAAGATAAACCATTAGCATTGTCTGCTAGTCGTATTACATGGTGGGACGGTTCAAACTCTCGTTCTGTTTTAAGCACCAAAGATTTTGATAATGCTTCTAAAACTCTTTATACAAAGAAAGAAGTAGATGACAATTTTATTTCTAAGGCTAAATATGAGGCTGATTTAACAGCTCTTAAAGAAGCTGTGGATAGATTAAATCAATAGGAGGTTATATGGATATTCAAAGCGTAATTGTAAGTTTTCAAGAATTAGAGAATACTAAAAATAGTATTGCTTCTGCTATTACGGAAAAGGGTGTTACATCTGAGCGTAAGTTTTCAAAATTCCCGTCTGAAATTCGTTCTATTGTTGTGAACTCTAAAGGCACAGACGTGTATCGTAAGATTGTTAATGATATTGACCGTAACAATACATTTGTATTAAATGATACAGAGCTAGTACCTTTTGCAAAAGTAAAACCTATTGTTGAGGTTCCTGGCTATAATAAGACGGTGTTATTAACAGCGTTACCTGTTGAGAATATTACTATTCCAGATGGTCCATACAAGTCACGTATTACCCAACAAAAAACGTTGTATGCTGGCACAATGAAATCCCAAGTTATGGTCAATGGAATGAAAGATTTTGATGCGGGTACAGTCCAATACCACAAATATGAATTTATGATTGAGCCAATCGAAGCGGTAGTAACAGATGCCACTGTTGATATCAGTTATACACTTGGTGGTGTCCAAAAAACTATTCCTCTATATATACAAGATAAAATGTTATCTACTGGAGGGAAACCTGTCTTTGTAAGTCAACTTATTGCATTTGAAGGTGACCTCGACAAAGATTTAAAACCATTTACTAATGTTGCTGATTGGACAGATACTGCTGTGCAGTTTTATGGCACAACTGTATATATGTCAGGTGGCGAAACATACCCAGGAGCTTTCTCTTATATTAACTCCTTGAATGGAGAGCGTTCTGTTAGAGGTCTATTACGAGTATGGAATGACAGTCAACAACGTGTCTTAGATATGCCAGTATACTTAAAACAAGTAGATACTGTAAACTTTAATATTAACGGCAATAAAAACTCATATTTTATTGTTGTAGAAGATAATAATATTTATCTATATATCTCAAAAAATAACGGTAAATTAGCTACTAAATTACTTGTTTCTAAAGCACCTGGTAAATCTAGCACTGAAGATTTCATTATGAATGTAGTAAAGGGATTAAAAAATGAACAACACCCTTGGATTGGCATTGGGCTATTACCAGATGGTTCATTACCAACATCTACTGATTTTGAAGGTACTATATTCGATTATTAATACAAGGTGAATTATGGCAAAAAAGGTTGGCAAAACTCAAAAAATACAAACCGTTACTTTAGTTAACTTAACTGGTGGCATGAACGTAGCTAAATCTCAAGAATTCCTTAAAGAAGATGAATGTGTCAATCTTGAAAATTTTGAATTCGATGTAGAAGGTGACAAATTAAGAACAAGGAGGGGGCTTGGCTCCCCTCTCTACTCTTTCGATTCCGCTGTAACATATATCTATAATGATTATGAGATGAATGATTTCTTCATTTTTTTAAAAAATAAAAAAATTTATAGGTATGAATTTGGTAAAACTCCTCAATATATAGGCACGTTGAATGGGAATGCGGAGAGACCAACTTGTACTAAATTTGGCGGTAATGTATTGATAGCTAGTGGTAGTAAATTACAGAAATACAATTACCAAACACTAAGTGAGATATCTCAATCACCAAATGTAGATATCGTATTTAATCGCTCTGGTCGTGTAGTTGTGTCTAAATCTGGTCAAGATTTGCTCATTTATTCTGCTATCGGCGATGAAGAAGATTGGCACGAAAATTCAAATGATGATTCTGCTCGTAAAGACGTGAATGTCGGTTATAAAGATGGTGGTGACATTATAGGTATAGCTGAACTTGCTACAGACTTACTTGTTTTTAAAAACAATGGCATTATTTATACTGTACAAAATGAACCTAGTGACTGGAATATTATGGCTCTTGGCAATAAGAGTGACTTTATTTCTAGACATGCGTGCATCAATTTAGGGAAAGACGTAGTGTTTATGTCTACAACTGGGTTGAAGAGCTACGCTACATCAATGGCATACGCAAACTTTGAACCGAAAGATATAGGTGAGAAATGTAACCCTATTATAAAAAAACGGGTAGATAAACCATTTATTTCTGACCTCCGACGTTCCAAACAACTCCTTGTCAGTGGAGATAGTAGAGGGACAATATTTGTGTATCATTATGCACTAAAAGCATTCTCTAAATGGACATTTCCTGGTGAAATCACATCTGTATGTGAAAACAGATACAGGGTTCTTGTAGCTATGAACGATTCAGATACCAGTGGTAAAATCTATGAATTATCATTCAACAATAAAACAGATAACGGTAAAATAATTCATCAAGAAATCCTTAGTGGCGAAATGAGAGACACGCATGATATGAATGTATATCGAACATATGTTGATGTTCTTTCTACTATTAAAGGCACTGCTGATATATCTGTGAATAAAGTTACGATGCATCATTCATGGGAACCTAGCGACGAGACTAAAGAGTTTAAGACTCAAATTAGAGATACTAAACTACAATTCAAATTCGAAACAGATACAAATATTATATTTAAGTTTGTTTCTTTTGATATCGTAATGGAACGTGAATCTATGGTATCTCAAAATTCTGGTGGCTCTTCTAGACGAGGTTCTGGTTTTGGAGCTAAAAAGAAATCATCTTCCTCTCATGACGATTTCCTTAAAGGGATATCTGGTTCTGGTGGTAGCCCATACGGTGCATAGGAGGTTATATGGCAACGGACGAAGATATTATCAAATGGATAAAAAAATACAATAAAAAGATGGGGAATTTCTGGGACGACTGGGATACTGAATGGTATCCATTCATTCATATATTTGACGATGGCTCATTCTTCACGTATGGCGTATGCGGTGAATATCTAGAATGCGGACCAGTAAGTATAAATTTTGAAAAAGCCTTTCCTACAATGGAGGCATATGCGAAAAGATTAGGATTAAAAGGGGTTGCTACAATAACCCCTCATAATCCAAAGGCATATGCTAGGCTTACTAAAGGTGTCCTAAAGGAAAAGAAATTTCTTGGCGGACAATGGCAATATTATTTTGTAAGGGAGGTTAATTAATGGGTAAAAAAGGTGGCTCTAGCTATCACGAAAGACCACTATCTGAGGAAGAAAAACAACTCCTTAGACAGCAACAAATATACCTAGCTTCTATTCAACCTAGTATCGACAAATTGGTATCTAGAGGTACCAATCTTCTTGATAATGTGGTAAACCCAGATTGGCAATCAATCTATACAAATACAGTTAATGATATTGATGGGTTGAGAAAAGAACAGGCTGAACTTGCTACCGGTAGATTACCAAGAGCGTATGCAGATGCCAAAACAGATTACTTTAATCGTATCTATGAAAATACTATGGGGCAACAACTCTCAGCTATGGCTAGGAAAGGTATCGTTGATAGTTCTAGATTGAATCAAGCTACTAATGATATGCAGAAAAACATGGCGGCTCAAATGTCTAAAGACTACACCGATGATATTAAAACACAAAGTGGTTTACTTGACCAAAAATATCACTTCGCACAAAGCCCTATGGAAATTGCGAAGAAAGCTAATCAATATTCCTTTGCTAATCCAGAGCAGTATTTACAATTGGCTCAAGGTCAACATAAATCAAATACAGAAGCTATTCAAACTACTGGTCAACTCAATAATGGTCGTGGATATGTAACTCAAAATGGCTCTGGCTTCTTTGGTGGCTTAATGCAAGGTGTCGGTGCATACTTTGCTTGTTTCCCTGCTGATGTTACTATTGAAACAGATTATGGTTATATTCCTATCAATGAGGTTCAAGAGGGCGATATCGTAGTAGCTAAAGATGGTATTGAGAAAGTACTTCAAGTAATCGAATGCGGTGTACAAGAAACAATGATTCTTACTACTGATAATCATCAAGTAGAAACTACTCATACACAAACTGTATGGACACGTGACGGTCTCAAATCTATAGATGAATTAGATGTTGGAATCGAGGTATTGACAGACAATGGCTTTGAAAGAATTACTAATTTCTCTGGTGGTCGTGTCGTACCAGTGTACGAATTAGTATGTACTGGCTCTAATTTATTCTATGCGAATGGTGTCGTAGTAGAAGGCTTTACAGAGGAGGAACTAAATGCTATACATTCCGTATAATCCACAATCAGACCCATGGTATCAGTTTGGTAACGCAGTAGCTAATGGCTTGGGTTTGTTGGCAGATAATAGAATGGCTCGTGGTGAAGCTAAAAACTTTAATAGCGAATTAGCTAATGACCAAGCCAATAAAATGCAAGGCTTATTTAATCAAGTACAATCTATGGGTAATATCGATGCCAAAGACGATACTGGTTGGAATGAAGCTAATGCAAAACTAGGAGCTATGGGATATAGTGGTCCTAAATTGACACGAGACAATCGTGAACAAATTCAAAATGGGCTATTAAATCAACAACAATACTGGGGTAATTTTGATAGATTTAACGAGGGCAAACGCTTCCACGATAGCGATTACCAAGATTACAATAAATACAGACTAGGTATGCCAGGTCTTTTAGGTTAGGAGGTTCATAATGGATTGGACTCAATTTGGCGAAGTATCGCCTAATGTACAAGAAGCTATTATGCAAGCCTCAAATAGTACTGGTCTTGACCCTAACTTGTTGGCTAGGGTAGCTAAACAGGAAAGTGGATTTAATCCATCTGCTCAAAGTGAAGCAGGTGCTACTGGGTTATTCCAAACAATGCCAGAAACAGCCGCTGAACTTGGAATCAACGATATGACCAATCCATATGAAAGTGCAATGGGCGGGGCTAAATACCTCGCCCAAAATTTGCAAAAATATGGTGGTAATTTGACAAAAGCCTTAGCCTCATATAATGCGGGTCCTGGTAACGTAGATTCTTGGATTAGTAATGGTTGGGATGGTTCTCCAGATAGTATCCCTATTGAAGAGACTCGTAATTACGTTAAGAATATTGGTGGCGGTGCTAACAATACAATCTCTGCCAATTATAAATTAGCTAACGGCAAATCACCTATAGATATCCGAGCAATGTTCTCTTTAGATGACCCTAATGAGAAGATTGATTTTGGTAAGGTAATGAGTATCTTACAAGCTCCACAACAAAATGTGGCTTCTGCTAGTGACGAAGCTCTGAGGAGTGCTTTAGCTAGACAAGCTAGTCACAGAGCAAGAGGTAGATGGGAAGCTCCTTTCTATGCTGAAAGTGATAAACAGTTAATGCAATCTGGTATCGCTCAAGCACAGGAAGAAGCTAAACTCAATAACAAAACTGCTCAGCTAACTGGAGCAGGTCAATTAGCTCAAATGATTGCTAATAGCAAAAATAGTTCTAATGCAGGAATGTTGGCTAGCTTAGGTGCTATGATGGGTGTACGATTAGACCCTATGGCAAACAGATATATGTCTCAAAATGATATGGCTAAGATGGCTACTCAATTTGCTAGACAAGACCAACTTAATGCGGAACAAAGAGCATTCCAAGCTCAACAAGCTCAATTACAACGAGACTTTACTCGTGAAATGACAAACAATAAATTAGCAGTAGCCGAAGCTAGAGCTAGCGGAAGAAGTAATGGCTCTGGTGGTTCTGGAGCAGGCTTAATGACTAGCGATAAGAACGCTGATAAAATCGCTAGTGATTTTGGCGGATTCTTACAAGACTTGTCCGAAAAAGACAGCTTCTCACAAGGTGATGTTGACGCACTTAATAGAAATATGTCAGATGCTGTATTAAAATTAAGTTCCGCACAGGCTACGCCTTACGCTCAACAATTACTAGAAAGAATGCAGAACGATTATTCATACGCTGTGCAACACATGCAACAATCTGTATCTGGGAATAAATTAGATTATAGCCTAGGCTCTAATATTATAGCTAAACTCGAGGCTAAGAAAAAGGAGTGATATAATGCCAACTTTAGGTCAACTTTATGGCGATAATATTTATCGTATTGCTTATGGACCTCAATACAACGCAATGAAATACAAGCAGGCTCTTGACCAGTCTGGTTATATACCAAATGAAAACGATGGGTTGATTGACTCTTTCCAATCTGGTGCGGCAGGAGCTACTGGTGGTTTGTTTGGCGATTTAGCAGGTTGGTCTAAGGAAAAAGGCTTTGACTGGGTTAATAATAATGCAACATGGGCGGCTAATCAAATGGGTGATATCGCCGCTCGTAATGCATATATGGGCACTAAGGAAAATGATGGCTTATTCACATATACCGCACATCAAGCCGCTTCCGCATTGGGTTCTTCTACACCTAGTATTTTAGGCGATGTAGTCGCTACAGCCGCTGTTGATGCGGCTATGGGCTCTGTTGTACCAGGTGTTGGTACTGAAGCAGGTGCTGTCGTAGGGGCTGTTACTGGTCTTGGTAAAGGTATTTATAACGTAGTCAAAGGTACTCGTGCATTACAATACGCTCAAAAGGCAGGTAAAATAGCAACTGGTATCGCCGCAGGTGGTATTGTAGAAAACCTCTCCAATGCAGGTGATACATATATGACTGGTCTCAGCAGAGGAATGAGTCATGAAGATGCGTGGAACGCTCGTAATGAAGCCTTTGCTGAGGGTTGGGCTCCTGCTATGCTAAACTATGCTTCCGATAACCTAATGATTGGTAGACCAATGAAAGGCATTGGTGCCGCTATGGCTGTTGGTAGTGGCGGTAAAGTATTAGGTAAAACTATCGGTGCTATTGGTGCTAACATGGTTGTTGGTGGTATTGGCGAAGGTTTAACAGAAGCTTGGCAAACTCAAATCCAAGAACAAGCCCTCAAAAATCCAGAATATGATGGCGTACATATCTATGACCCTAATACATGGACAGATGAAATGACTAAGCAAGCAGAAGACGCTTTCTTGGGTTCTGCTATGTTAGGTGGTATTGGTGGTTCTTTCAATGCCGCACGTGGATATATGAGCAATCGTTCAAATACAAACGTGGATTCTGAAAGTATTGATGTTACTCCAGAACCTATTAATACAGATGCTGTATCTCAACCAACTGTTGTAGACGAGCCTGCTCCTACAATGCAACCATTGAACCTAGTTAATGATATCGAGAATATCGGTCCATCTAATACCGAATCTCTAAATTTAGGCGATGCTACACCAGATGCTTTTGCCCCACAAGAACGTGGAGAATACGATGATGTATTTGAAACTATGGGCAAACGCTTCGCTAAGAATCGTTATACTAACGATGAAATTGAAGCTAAAAACCAGGCGGTAGAAGATACAGTTGCAAGAATCAATGATTTATGGGATAATCAAGTTGACGAAACTAATATCCCTAATAATTTAAAATATGGTGATTTTGTTGAAGATTTTGCTAAAGCGGGCTTAACAGTTAAAGAAGCTAAAGAGGCATCTGCTACTTTAGTTAAAGCTATGAAAGCCAAAGAAACTTCTACTAAAGAGCCAATGATGGACGGTAAGTCTTTAATTAGAAAAGCTTCTAGACTTGGCATAGAATTATCAGATGCACAAAAGAATGACCTTATGTCATCTGCTCCTATTAGAAGTAACTATAATGCAGTAGTTGAGGCTATTCAGGCTAAAGAGCAAGAAAAAAGCGTAGAGAAAGAAGCTAATAGGGAAGCTCAACGTGAAGAACGTAAGCGTAATAACTATTCTAAACGCTATGAAAATTCTGTAAATAAAGAGTTTACTGAAAAAACTGTTGGTAAGAAAAAAGCAGAGGAAACTTCTTATCGCATTAGCAACGCCATGAAGCGACGCAAAGAAGATATGAAAAATGGCAAAACTCCTAAGAGTGCAAAGAAATACCTAGCTGATGCAGGTATTAACCAACAAAATTATACCAATAAACAAATCGACAATATTGTTTCTCACGTACAATCAATGCAAGAGGGTATTGAAAAACGTGGTTTAAATAGAGACGAGTTAAAAACTCTAGCTTTAGAGAATGTCAATGTAAATAAAGCAAACGAGACTTACGAAAGCTATACTCGTAAGTATGATGCTAAAGACCCTAGAAATACAGCAAAAATTGAAGCAGTTAATCAAAAAATTGCTGATAGTATTATAGAACAAGGTAAACGTGGAAAGCCAATTTACCGATATGATAAATACAAAGAATTTAAAAACAAGAACAGAAAGCTATTTAACTACATTAATGATGCTGTATACGGTGAGCAAAAACTTAAAGAGCGTGAAGTAGCTTCTCAACCTGTCAAGAAAGAAGAAAAATCCAATGTGCAATTCATTAAACCTAAGTTCAAAAAAGGTACATTAAGCTCTAAAATAGCTAAAGCCCCAGAACAAGCGGAAGCTATTATCGCTAAGGAACAAGCTAAGGCTGAAAAACAAGCCAAGAAAAAAGCAAAAGAAATTGTGGAAGAAGCTGTTGGTAACGATAATGGCACATTGTTTAACAATGAAGAACTCGCTAATACTGTAATTGAAAGTAAGCCTAAAAAGGTTGTTAAGAAAGTAAAAGAAAAGCCAGAAGTTAAAGAGCAACCAAAACAAGAAGCTTTTGATTTTGAAAAACCAGTTGAAAATGTAGAGCCTAAGAAAACTCGAGCTAAAAGAGATACTCCTGAACAAACCAAACCGCAAGATAAAGAGGTTGTAAAAGATACAGAAAAACAAGAAAAGAAATCTATACCAGTTAAGCCTGTCCCTAAAGTAGAGCCTAAAGTTTTACCTAAAAAATCAGAAGAGGTAAAACATATGGAGGGTGCTCGTGTTATCATGAAAGCTCTTCATTATGGGGAAATTAAACCAAATGAGGCTAGAGCTGTATTAGCTACAATCAAAGAAACTGCACCAGAAAAAGATATTGCGGAGCTAGATAGACTTTCAGATGTTATTAAGCGTAATACAAATGATAAGGGTGAGCTCATGGCTCGTGACCGTTCAGAAAATACTCGTGAGCGTGAGGCTATGATTATTAATGACCGTATCGAAAAACTCAATAAAGCTATTGAAAAAGGTGCAACTACTAAAGAGTATGAAAGAGAAGTCAAAGGTATTAATAAACTTATTGACAGATTTAGATTATTCCACTTCTTAGAAGATGGTAATTACAAGTTTAAAGTACCGAAAATGAAAGCTACTTCTAGACAAGACTTCCTCAAAATGCACGAAAATGGTGAGATTGTGGCACCATCTTATTTACACGAAGCTGTATTGAAGAGACCTGGTCAAACAGATGCTATGCTACGCAAATGGATTGCTAGTGAGGTTGGTAGTTTTGATGAATTTAAACCTGGTGAAAAGGCTAGACACATCAAGACTATCTTAGTAAATCAATACAATTATGAAGTAGAAACTTATGGTTCTGAGGAAGATTTCATTAAAGAAAATCCTAAAGGTGCAGAAAACTTAGCGTATGCTATTGCAGGTTCTTACCCTAAGAAATCATTTGGCTCTAAAAACAATGTTATAAGAGACCAAAGAAATGAAAGTACTTGGGACGGCTCTAACGCTTTAACTAATATCAAATATCCAGAAACTGACACCCTTATCAAATTTGCACAGAATGTTTTAAATAAACAAGAAGTCAAAGAAGATAGAACAATCAAAAAAGATGGCAGAGCAAATAATGGTAAATCTGTTGATTACGGTATTGACTTGTTAGCAGTTAGACCTGGTGACGATATCTATCAAATGCAATTCCACGCTAAGCTAAGAGAATTAAGTAAACTATATCAATTCTTAGATGAAATTGGGATTAACCGTGAATCTGGAGTTTTAAAAATTGCTAAACAAGGCGGTAAAAAGAATAATAGAGTGACTTTTTCTAGTACGTTTGAAGCAAGTGAAACATTATTCACCGATAGACTATATGATATAAGTGGAGGCAAGGCACCTGCTTCTATTATGAAAGCTAGAGCTAAAGTCATTAAAGCCATGTTACAGCAAGACGATACTGGTGCTATTACGTTAGAGGTTGAAAATGACAGTAATGTCAGCAAGATTAAAAATAGGTTGTCTGAAATAACTGGCGAGACATATAAATCATCTAAATTTAAGGACGACTGGGGTGTAACTAGATATGTATTCTATCCAAGCAACGTATTAAAGGAAGATGCTATCGAAACAAGTTCTCAATACCAAACTGGTTCAGAAGAACCATTTAACGCTCCACGAAATAAAACTCCTGGTGCTACAAAACCTATTACAGAAGAACAAGAGAAAATCTTGCTAGATGCTGTTAAATCAAGACTCGGCGATGTATATGACGAAATTGAAACCTATATTAATGACACTAAAGTTATTAATGTACAAGTATCTAAAAAAGGTACTGTCCCATCTTATGTGGCTAAAACCGATACAATTTATATGCCAGAAGACAGAATTAATAGTTCTAGTACTTCTTTCCAACACGAACTTATCCACTCCGCACTTCGTGATGTGTTGACAAATCAAAAATCACCAGAGGGTGCTTTAAAGTTTGCTGTGGAAATGGCTGATTATATTAAAGGAGAAGTTAATGGAAAAGACAATACGTCTAGTTCTCAAAGAAATGAAATGTCCGAAAGCACAAATCGAGACAATGACTCAGAAAATCGAGGCGAGCAAGACTCCAATGACACAACTAGAAATAGCAATCAAGGTAGCGAAAATATGCCTAGCAGAAGTGGCGAAGACAGAGTTCAACGCAACAGTGAAGGATTGGAACAAGCTAGCTTGGGAGAAAGTAGTGAACGGAGAGACGTTCGGCAAGAAGACTCAATGGAGAACGATTCCAGAACTCAAGGAATGGTTCAAGGAAAGAATTCCAAGAACAAGCAAAAAATGGGGAGTGAGGAGCTTCTTCGAGAGTGGAATCTTGCAGAAGAACGCTTAAATAATATCACAGAGGATAGCTTATTCGAAGATAGTGTTGGCTTAAGAGACGCTGTAGAAGATATCATCAGTGACCCTATCATGAATGTAGAGGAGAAAAGTAACAAACTATTGCCATTGTTATGGACTGCTAAAGAAATCGATAAGAAATTCAATCTTGACGAAAGAGATAGTTTATTAAGAGCTATCTATACTGACAGATTAATTAACTTAGAAGAAACTATGGCATATACATTACAAGGTAATTTATCTCCAGAACATACTAGAGCATTGTTTAGAACTGCTAATAGAATCGTATCTGCACAAGATAATCAAGCAGTTAGCTCTTCTGATACTCTAAACCAAACTGGCACTGAATCAGTTCAAGAACCTACTATGTTTGAAAGAGTAGTTAGTAGTTTAAATGACATGGTATTTAAGTTCGATAAAGAAGATGATAACATTACATTTGAAGCTAGAAGTACTAAGACTGGCAATATCCTTGCTCATAAACTAAAAGAGTGGTTGCGTTCTCCAACTAAAGTTATTTCTAAATACATTCCTCAAATGAAGCCTATTATTTACTGGGCGGAAGAAGCCGCTTCTAAGCAAGATACTTTGCAACGTAAGTATCTAAAAGCATTAGATAACATCAAGACACAATTAGGCGAGGAAAATATCGCAAGCTTCTCCAAACTAGCTAGAGAAATTTCTGAATTAGGCAGAGAATTTGTACAGCCTGCTAGTGTAATGTTACGTGATAAGGAATTGTATATCAATATTAAACCTGATGATATCTTTAGGGAATTTAAAGATGAATTAGATGCAAAAAATACATACTCCGAACTTAAAAAAACAGGCAAAAATGTATTTATGGACTACAAAGATGGTAACTTCAGGGTATTCGCTAGCGACGAAGCTATCGTACCATATAATACTTATGATGAAGCCCAAGCTGTCGCTAAACCATTGAGAGATAAAGCTATCCTAGACAAAGGGTATAATAAGAAAGTACTCAATGCTTACAATAGATGGAGAGCTTTAGATGATATGGTATTTGAAGCATCTGTAAAAGCATGGCAAAATAGCGGAGCTGACCCAGAATATAAGCCTAAGCGTTTATGGGGACATATCCCTATGTTGCACAGTAGATATGGCGTATACCTAGTTAAAGATACTGTAGATGAAGATGGTAATCCGTATGAAAAACGCCAAAAGGTGGCTTCTTTCCACTCATACCGTGACGCTGAACATTGGGTTAAATCCGCTAATATCAACGGTAATTCTAGAGTTGTAATTGCTGAAAGAAATCCTAAATACGATGAAAGCTCTGTTGGTACTGACGTGTACGACGGAGACTACGATTCTGCATATGATAACATCGTATACGAAGGAGAAAGCAAAGAATCACAAGAACAACGATTTGCTCGTATTTCTCATTCTTACCCAGAAATTTCTAAAATCATTAATGAGTTTATGAAAGATAAGGACCATGTGTCTAGAGAACAGCTAATGGATTTATTGAACGATAAATCTAAACAAAAAGCTCTTGGTATCTCAAATAAAGAGTTGACAGATGAGCTCAAATATGCTAACCTAGATGAGCTATTCAGACGACGTGACGTAATCACTCGTAGCGATATTATTGGTCACTTACTGATTGGTTATGGTAATAATCGTAAGGATAAATACAACAATACAAGAACAAATGCAGAGGGTGCTAATCCTAATACATTCGAGAACATGGAAAACTATTTAAGATATAAAGCTCACTTTATCCCTACGCAAGAATTCTATCATAAATCTACAGCCCTTTATAGAAGTGTAATCGGCACAGACTACGCTTCCCAATTCGGTATTGGTGGTGAGGGTGCTCGTAGAGATATTGAAGAAGTATTACACAGATTTATTTCCAATACAATCGGTGTTCCTAATAATGTTGATAAAATCATCAATAGAACCGCTAATGAGTTAATTGGCGAGACTTGGATTAAAAAACATTATGGCGATACTTTCGTAACAGATTTAATGAATAGAAGTATGGAAGCTATTTCTATTGCTAAATTAGGTTTGTTTAGACCTACTGCCGCTATTGCTCAGTTAGGTGCTTTAATGAATATCGGTACTAAAACAGGGTATGGAAAGGAATTTCAACAAGCACTTAAAGATGCAACAGCTACTGCAAAAGTTGGTAGCCATATCACATTCTCAGAGCAAAAAATGTTTAACCGTATAGGATTGAATAAAAATGATAACGCTATGGAAATGCAATCTCTTAAAAATCGTAAGAGCTTATACAACCTTAAAGTTGGTAAGGTGCCTTTAGGTAAAGCATTTGAAAAGTCTATGGCTCCATTTAATGCTGCTGATAAGTATACTCGTCGAGTAGCCGCTCTTATCGCATACAGAAAAGCTATTAACGAAGGTAAAACTCAAAGAGAGGCTGAAATGGCGGCTTCTGATTTTGTAAGAGAAACCAACTTTGAATACGATGACAGAGACGCTTCTAAACTATTTACTGAGTATGGTACTGTTGGTAAGTTAATTCTACAGTTCAAAAAATATCCAGTTAAAGAATTAGAGTTCATGGTTGATGTTATCAGAGGTGGTAACAAAGCTGAGATTGCTCGTTTCTTTGGTTCTTACTTTGTGATGGCAGGTCTTATGGGTATTCCTGGCATGACTGCTACAGACCAATTAGCTGAGTGGATTACGGATAAAACTGTATCTTCTAGAATTAAAGAAGCTGTAATGGAATGGGCAGGCGGAGACCCAACTAAAAAGCAACTTGCTCTATTAGTAATGTATGGTACACCTGCACCAACACTTGGCGTTGATTTCAGTAGAAATATCGGCGTAGGTGATTTAATCCCTACAGATAACTTTGCAGGTCCTACTATTGGTACATTAGCTAATTTCTTTAATTCCATTAAACAAAACAATACTGCAAATAGTATGTTATTATCTTTAGGTCATGATTTATCCCCTGCATTTGCTAACTACTATCAATCATTCACTGGTCACAAGCGTGATTGGACAAACGGTGTAGATGGCAGAGAATACAGTGGTAAAGAACGTGTACTTAAAGGTATTGGCTTCAGACCAGTATCAGATGCAGTCGATTCTGATATTAGTCAAATCAATTATGTAAATTCACAAATCAAGAAGAAAGATAAAAAAGAACTTATCTATAAATACATTGATGACCCTTCATCTGTATCTACTGAAGAACTCAAGGCTAATGGGATTACTAAGAAAAATATTGCAGATGCAAAGAAAAAAATTAATTCTTCCGCTACTGATAAAATGAAGATGTATGGTTCTAAGGCTGATAAAGCGAAGAACAAAGAGAAGATTAATAGTTTTGAAGAATTTGAAGAGGACCTCTATTAAGGGGTCCTTGACAAAGGAGGTTAAATGATATATACTTTAAATGATATCGAATACATGGCTAGTCAATGTCATGCAAAAAACATTACGCTTCATTGGGGTGCTAACTGGTATGATAATACTTCTGACCATTACCATATCAATATTCTTGGTGATGGTACTATTTATTCTGACTATGATAACCTTGATGTTCTATGTTACCATACTTGGCATAGGAATACTGGTAATATCGGTATTTCTCTTTCTTGTATGGGTGACGGTAGCATTTGGGCAGATGGTACTGTTCAATGGGGTTCTGCACCTCCTACGCAAGAGCAAGTAGATAAAATGGCTATGGTTGTTAATGCTATCTGTAAAGCTAAAGGTTGGGAAATCGATTACGACCATGTTAAAACTCATGCTGAGTGGGCTGACATTGATGGCTATGGTGTTAATGATAACGACCCAGATATGCGTTGGGACTTAATTTCTATTCCTCAAGAAAAAGGAGAGGGAGGTGACATTATCCGTGGTAAAGCAATTTATTTCAAATATCACCCAGAATTATGCAAAGACTAATATTCGAATGTTAGTATTCGTATTTGTTACTATAATCCTTTTATTTGCGTTGTATGGTGGTTGGAAAGTATTCCATAGGGAAACTATCGAGCCACCAGTAAAAGCTCCTTCTATGGGGCAAATAATGAACGAGAAGGCTACTCTAGATACCAAGACTACTGTATCATATGTGCCAAAAGAAAAAGAATTGGTATATGTTGATAATGTACCGACATACGTGCAGGAAGATACAGATGTAGAGGCTAGTATTGAAAAACCTGCTGTTGTAGTTAAAGTAAACGGTAAAAAACAAAAGTTTGATTTACAACAAAATGAAACACAAAAATTTGAAAATGGTAAGGTTGTATTAGACCAAAAATCTACAGTAGAGTTTGATATTAAAGTACCAGAACGACATGAACTTGATGTGTACGGACAGGAGGAATTCCGTTCAGGAAAATTTCACAGTCAAGTTGGTGTTGAAAAACAGAATGGTAAATTAGTATATGGTGCTAAATATGATATCACAGATAAAGAGCCTGTATATTATGTAAGATATAATCTTGTAAAAATGTATACGAACTAAGGAAGGGGAGCTTTAAGGCTCCCTTTTTGTTTATTTCAAACTTCATCAAACTTTCATAAAAAAGTACTTGACAAACAGAAAAATGTATGATACAATCAAAATATAAAACATTAGAAAAACTTTATCGAAATTTCATTAAATTTCCTCTTGACAGGCGGTCAACTCTGTGATATAATGCAGACAAAGGCAAAATCCGAAAGAGGTGAAATGAATAATGTCACGAAGAAGATACAAAATTAACAGAAATACTGGAGTACATTTAGTGACTCATAGTAGACCAACAGAAAAAATTGAAGTATGTTCAGTATGTGAATTTGGACAACTTACACAAAGAGGTAAAGAAGTTTTCTGTACAAAAAAAGAAAATATTTAAACCAGTAAAATCTTCTCGTATATTCAAATGCTTTGTTCACAAGCAATAAATAAGTGAACCTCGAACCTATCTAGGAATACGGCATAGCGTTACTTCCGAACGGCAAACCATGGCACTACGAAGTAAACGTATGATAGGTAAGAGTAAAGAAAACGCACTAATCAAGCGTAGTATAAGGCGGCATGCAATTATGCAAACATCGAGGTCCTGGAAAAACCGATGTAAAATAAATAACAGCACCCGTTTAGCGAGCGTGGTGATAGGCGTTATAGGCTCAGCGGTACAGCTACCTCGAATCCATAAGAACCCCCGTCCTGATGTGGCAACGATGAGAACCTAAGTGATAAGGTACTAGATAACGGCAGACCGAGGCTAGTCCGCAACAGCGGAAATCATCGTAAGGTGTACAAACACCAAGCCCCCAACATGGGGGCGGTGTACCCAGAGAGATAGTAGTACCAAATAAAAGTAAAAAGAATACACGAAGTGTTTCGTGAACGAAGTGAATGAACAATAAGAACTACTCACAAACATAGTTTGTTCGTATTCTCGTTACGAGCTAAAGCTCTACTCGAAGTATTTCTTTATTAGTTAAAAATTAGATTATCAACATTAGTAGTTAATTAGTCTAAGTAATACGTCCAAAAGTATTCATCTATGTAGTCTAGGAGGATTTTCGGTCGTAATTGCTTTCGCTCGTTTTAGCGTTCTAAAAAAGATTAATTACAAAGTCTTTAGACGAAGTAATTATGTGAACAAAGTGAACAGAAAGTACTTGACAAACAAAAAGATGTATGATACAATACAGTTAACAGGAGGTACGAAGACAGATGTATAAGTTAACTTTAAAATTCAATCTAAAAAACAATAAAACATCAATATTACATTGTTATTTGAAAAATATGGCTAGAGTAAAATCAGAAGTTGAATATGTTACATCATGTATTAACACATATAGGTTAATATGGATATGCGGGACAATAATAAATCCAGATATTATTAAATCATTTGAATGGGAATATGAAGCAGATATGTTTGACGAGGTAAGTTAAATGAATAAATATGCAGAAAAGATGCTTGAATTAATCGAAGCAGAAAAGAAATTAAGAGATATTGTTAATGAAATTGCAGATAAAAGAGAAAAGATTAAAGTGTTACGCTCTAGTATTGCTCCAATAGAAAGACAAATAGGAGAGCTAGAAATGGATATACATGACTTATGTGACCAAATGATATTTGCACGCAGAAAAGTAGAAGGATTAAAAGGAGTAAAACCATGATATTTAAAACAATATTCTTTGCGGTAATTGGGTGCCTATCTCTTTATGAGATTATATATATTGTTATGTGGATTAATGGTGGTGTAGCAAGTGCAGGTTGTCCTGGTCTTTTCTTTATGTTTGGTGTAATACTAATTTTTATGATTAGTTGTATTCCAGATATAAGAGACGATGAAAGACCAAATCGATGGAGGTATATGTAGGAGGTACCAATGCAATTCTGTGACTTACACAGCCATAGCGATTTTTCAATATTTGACGGATTCGCTACTATAGACGACAAAATAAAAAGAGCAAAAGAATTAGGTTATACAGCATTAGCGATGACAGAACACGGGACCACGACTGGTTTAATGGAATTTTATTTACAATGCAAAAAAGCAGATTTGAAACCAATACTTGGCTATGAGGGATATTTCTCATTCGAAACCAGTATTAAAGGTGAAAATACATACCATATTCTTTTATTAGCTAAGAATTTAACTGGTTATAGAAACTTGATGAAACTTGCATCAAGAGGTACAGAAAACTTCTATAGAAAACCACGCATAGGATTAGAAGATTTAAAACAATATCATGACGGTATTATTTGCTCTACTGCTTGTATTGGTGGTGTTCTTAGTTGCGAAGAGCCAGAAAAGATAGCTAAAGAGTTACGTAGTATCTTTAAAGATGATTTCTATTTAGAAATACAGCCACACAACTTCAAAGAACAAAAAGAATACAATACTAAGGTTATAAGACTTGGTAAAAAATTAAAGATACCAGTAATCATTACTGGAGATAGTCATTATGTAAATAAATCTGATGCGGAGACTCACAGAATGTGGCTTAATCTAGCACAAGATAGTGAATACTATGGTAGTGGCGATTATCATATGATGAGTGAGTTAGAAATGCGAGAATTCTTTGACTTTAATGTTGATAGATATTTTGCTAACGTATCTGAGATTATAGACAAATGCAATGTAGAAATCCCATTAGGTGAAGAAAATTTCCCAATTTTTGATACACCAGACGCTTTACGATTTGTGAAAGACAGATGTAACGATGGTTGGAAAAGACTCAAAATCAACGATAAGCCAAATTGGGAACAATATAAAAAGCAAGCATTACATGAATTCGAGGTATTAGAAAAATGTAATTATCTTAACTATTTCTGTATTATATATGATATGTTAAACTTCTGTAGAGAAAAGAATATCCCAGTTGGACCAGGTCGTGGTTCAGTAGGTGGCTCTTTAGTTGCATATCTTATGGGCATTACAGAAGTAGACCCAATTAGATTTAATTTAGTATTCGAAAGGTTCGCTAACCCAGAACGGGTTACCTCCCCAGATATCGATTGTGATATCTCCTCAGAACGAAGAGACGAAGTAATTGAATATATTAAACAAAAATATGGTGAGGTTTACCAAATTCGAACTATCACATATATTCAACCAAAATCAGCAATCATTCGTGCAGGACAAGCATTAGGTTACGACCCACAAGAAGCTAGAGCAATATCTACAAAAATCAATACATTAGATGAGGTAAAAGATGAAAAGCTAAAAGCACTTGCTGAGAAATTTATGGGACATATTGAAAAATATAGTGTTCATGCATCGGCAGTAGTAGTATTCCCAAGAGATATATCTAACTGGTGTGCAGTAGAAAAAAGCAACGATAGCTTAGTAGCGGCACAGGACTTTCATTTACTTGAAAAACAAGGCATTATGAAGCTTGACGTATTAGGCTTAAAGAACCTAGATATTATTGATTGGACCTTGAAACGTATTGGTACAGATAAAGGTTTAAAAATATCAGAGATTCCATTAGAAGATGACTACACAGCTCGTATGCTTAGAGCAGGTTTTACCAGTGGTTGCTTTCAAATCGAATCAAGTGGTATGACTGAAATCATTAAGGCAATCAATACCAAGAGGGTTGAGGATTTAATTGATACTGTAGCTTTACATAGACCAGGACCATTAGATTCTGGAATGGTTACGGTATTTGAAAAAAGAAGACAAGGCGAGGAACCTGTATCTTATCTGCACCCTAAACTCGAACCAATACTAAAGGATACAGAGGGTATTATTTTATACCAAGAACAAATTATGCAAATTGCACGAGACTTATGTGGTTACACATATGGTGAGGCTGATAATTTAAGAAGAATTATCGGTAGAAAAATCGTTGATGAAATGCAACCAGTTATAGATGATATGAAAAGGAGGGGATTAAAAAATGGTATTCCTGAAACAATTATGGAAGAGATATGCAATGAGATTATCACTTTTGCTAATTATGGATTTAACAAGGGTCATTCTGCGGCGTATGGGCTTCTTGCATGGTACACGTCGTTCCTAAAAGCACATTATACACCACAGTATATGGCTTCACTATTAGAAATGGCTTCTAGGGATACGAGTTCTAGGGATAAACTGGTTTTCTTTATCGAACACTGTAAAAAGTTGAGATTAACTGTTGTAAAACCAGACCTATATAAAGGTCAAATGGAATGTATTGCGAATGATAAAACCATTATCATGGGATTCAATGCAGTAGCAGGTGTTGGAAAAACAGTAATTACACCACATAATGACGCAATTAAATTCCTCGAAGAGAATGTGAATCTGAATAAAACAGTTCTTAAAAACATTATTCGCTCTGGAGCGTGCGATAACTATACAGATAAAACACGTTGGGAACTATTAGAATATGTTGATTGGCTCAAAGACAAAAGAAAATCCAAAGGGGAATTCAAATATTCTGGCGAAGAGGTTGACTCTTATGGAGAAATGGAGTATAATGTACTTAGATATACATTTACAGACATTTTCCAAGAGTATGATACCGATATCGTAGATGGTAATACAAATGTTATTGCTATAGTTACCAAGGTTAAACCACATAAAACAAAAAAAGGTAAACCAATGGCTTTTGTAGAAATATATACAAGTACAAAGGGTGCTATTAAAGCAGTAATGTTCGAACCAAAATTTGAAGTACTTAAAAAAGGTAAAGTATATATCATGCAAATGGAAGACACAATGATAAAAGATTTCATCGTGGCTCAAAAAAAGACTTGACAAATCGAATGATGTGTGGTATAATGCAGTTATCGGGTATGAACCGAGGCTTTATATCTTAAAAAAAGGAGAAAACAATGAGTTTACAAAATTACAAAGTAGCATTTGAAGAATTAAAAAAACCATTTCACCCAGATGATATTGAATGGCGACCACAGAAGCATGTTAAAAATGGTAATGTAAAAGCATTAGCATATGTAACAGCACGTGCAGTAATGGATAGATTTGATGATGCCGTTGGTCCAGAAAATTGGGGAACTACACTTCGTCCAATTGATATGGGTGTATCTAGTAAGTTAGATAAAAATGGTAATGCCACAGAATTTAAAGGTTTTGTATGTGCCATCTACATTAAAGTAGCTGATGAAGATGGTAAAGAAATTACTATTACAAGAGAAGATGCATCTAACTTGACTGATTTTGAATCTATTAAGGGTGGTGCTTCTGGTGCAGAAAAACGTACAGCAGTACAATTTGGTGTTGGTAGATACCTATATGACCTAAAAGATTCTTGGGCTCAAACAGATGAATACGGGGCAATTAAACAAGCTCCATGCTTACCAGATTGGGCTTTACCAGAGGGATTTTCTTACGGTAAAACAACAAGTAGCCAACCTAAATCTCAGTCTACACAAAATACATCTTCAGATATAAAAATCGACAAGGATAATCTAGGAAATACAGTCATGCCTGGTGGTAAATATAAAGATAAGAAATTTAAAGATATCCCATATGATTACATTGAGTGGATGAGTACAAGCATTAAAAATGAAGCTTTAAAACAAGCGGCTACTGATTACCTTAAAGAAATTGGCACACCAGTTGCAGGTAGCGAGGACGCACCATGGTAATCGATTTGGACATACTTAAAAAGGTAGGTCCAACATCAGCTATAGTATATGCTTATATTAAGGAACAGAGTAAACTTGGCTCCCCAATTAAGGGGGTCAGGTGCTCTCCTATAAAATTAGCAGATATGGTTAGGTTAGGTGTAGGTGATATCACAACAGTAAAAAGTCATGTTCAAAAATTGGCAAAATTAGACATGATTGTTGTGACAAGTCCAAATTATCCTAATTCTACTGGACCATTTACAGAAATTCCATACAAAGGCATGATGGGGCAATTTTTATATGGTGTAACAGAAAGTAAACAAAACAATGAGACACAGGACAAACTACAAATTTAATTTATATTCGTCGGCATATAGTAGCTGTATTTAAAAGGAGGTCGTGCAATGACATATGCGGGTAAGCTACAAAAAGTGGTTACTATGTATCTGGCAAAATGCACAGACTCTCCTGCCTTTAAGGGCGGAAAACCTAGTCGAGAATATTGGCAAGTAAGAGGGTACTTTTTCAAGCAAGACCCAGATATCGTGAATATCACATACGATTATTTATCTTTTATTCAAGGGAAGACGATGTCTAAACCTTGGGAGATAATAGACAAGGCAAAAGCCTACCAGACAGAACTACGTTGGAAAGAAGCAAAGGAGGAAATACAGCAAACACAAACACAATGTGCCGACGACTATTCATTCGACAGTTTAATGAATCTATAGGAGTTGGTTTTATGGATAACAAAAAAGAAATTTTACAACGCTTAACTCAAATCTCTGATTTTGCACGTGTATGTAAATTACAGAATGAATTAGGTATGGGCGTGTATATTGCACTAATTAAAGACTTAGCAACAGAAGTTGAGGAATTATTAGGAGTAGAAGACTAATGAAAGTAGAGAATCTAATCAAGACAAAAATTGATATCATTGAATACATAGGCAGACATACCGAACTTAGACCAAAGGGTTCTCTATATGAGGGCAGATGCCCTATTCATGGTAGTGATGAGGGTACTCCTTTAGTTGTATATCCACAAACAAATAGTTATTTCTGCTTCGCTTGCGAAAGCGGCGGAGACGTAATTCAATTTGTTAGTGATTTAGAAGATATTTCACGAACAGTAGCTACAACCAAACTAGCACAAGAGTGTAATATCAACTTAGATAGCGACGAAGAATGGAAAAAATTAGTTGAACTAGAAAGAAATTGCCAGAAACTCATCGACATATCTAAGAAAAAGGTAGACAATATTAAGGAGTATCTTCATAAACGTAAATTCACGGACGAGATTATTGATGAATTTGATTTAGGGTTTAATGACGGTTGTCTTATTATTCCTATTCGTAATGAATATGGACAGCCAGTAGCAATAGCTAAAAGGCAATTTGACCGTTCTCCCAAATACATCAACACAAGAAACACCGTATCTTATGACAAATCTGCTTTATTGTACAATCTAGATAAGGCACTCAAGATTAGAGGTAAAGACGAACTCTATATGGTAGAGGGGTATATGGACGCAATTAGTGGTCATCAAATGGGGTTAGCTACAGTAGCGTATTGCGGTAACGAAGTCCACAGAGACCAACTAAGAACACTAACACGAACTCTAAGAAAAGTACCAACTATCATTTATTGTCCAGACAATGACGATGAGGGAAAGAAGAGAGTCCCACGTGTGCGTGATTACTTTAAAGAAATTATGCCACGTGCCACAGTACGTATACTGCAATTACCAGATGGAGTTAAAGACCTTAATGATGCTTTAAAAGTAGGTATCGACGTTAAAGAATTACCTAAAATTCACATCGATAAATATGTGTTAATGTTTGCTTTAGATAATGCTAAAGATACAGATGACGAATATGAATTAGCATATGAGTTTTTGAAAACTGTATCTAATCCATTATTTAAGTCAGATATTATTCGTGACTTATGCGAGCGATGGAAAAGAGATTACAATGAATTAAAGGATTTCTTTGGCACAACCCATCTTGATGTAAGAGAGTTAGCTAAAGAAGCAGCGACAGTAGACGAGTCGATTGATGATTTGCGTCAACTCTATATGAGAGGCGAGTTCAAAACACACTTCTCTGGACTTGATGAATGTATCGGCGGTATGTCTAAAACTCATGTTATGATTGTGGGTGCATATTCAAGCTCTGGTAAAACAGACTGGTTAATAGAATACATGCTAAAGCAAGTGATTATCAACAAGGCAAGAGTTTTATTCTTCTCTTTAGAAATGTCTAAAGGAAAGGTCATGGAGCGTATTATAGCTAAGGTACTAAAAGTACCTTTACGTGACGTAAAGCAACTTGTATTAGACGGTGACCCAAGAGTAGCTCTAGTTAAAGAAAAACTAGGAGAGAAGCTTAGAATCTACGACAATAATGGTTTAGATATTGATGAGATTGAATCTCGTATTGTCTCATGTAATACAACCAATGAACTTGGTGGTCCAGTTGATATTGTAGCAGTAGATTATTTTACGTATTTAAAAGGAGCTAACACTTTTGAGGGAGCTTCTGAACAGGCTCTTAAAATGAAAGGTATTGCAAAGAAACATAACATTATCTTTGTTATGTTATCCCAATTAAATCGTGGAGCTAATACATACAATGAGCCAACTATGGACTTACTTCGTATGACTGGTGATATAGAAGCTAGTGGCGATGTAATTATTATGCTATGGAGACCAGAGAAAGAACCTGGGCTATCCCTACAAAAACAGCAAGAGTTAAAAAACATAACTCGTATGAAAGTGGAAAAAGCCAGGGACGGTATCTATGGACCAATCAGAATGGAGCTAAGATATAACTCAAATACTTCGAGATTAGATGACATTAATGCTTTACAAAATTAGATTTTTGTGGTATAATACAAACAAGAGGTGGAACTATGAAAGATAAAAATAAAAAGAGACCAAAAGAAAATAACACACAATGTAGTCAAGAATTAAAACGTGTGAATTTCTTTGATAAAGATGGTCATTACCATGATAATGGACGCCATGGTCACTTATCAAGTGGACGTATTAATTGGAGCCATTTCGAATATTAATAAGGGTAAGACAGGAGAAAATTAATGCCATACACGAAGTATATTTGTCCAGACGGTCACGAGGTTGGTATAGATGAATGTCTAACAGCCTGTAGATTAGAAGGGCAAATCAACCCAAATACTGGTGAGCTATACTGTCCTGCAGGTAGGTGCCTGTCTAAGCGAACATTAATAGCATTGGCTGACCAACGAGAATGGACTGGCACACCAAGTACAACACAATTACTAGCAGGTACTAGAGAAAACTACTTAAAAATTACAAAAGACTATGCAATTAATCCAAAAGATTCACTCTTTATGTTGCATGGTACAAAGGTACACGACTACCTAGAGAAGTATACAGACGAAGATGGTATTTCTGAAGTTAGGCTAGACGATGGCACATCAACTGGTGCTTTTGACTACTATTCTTCAGAGAATGGTGGTACTTTATATGATAACAAAACCTATGGTTCATGGAAAGTAGCTAAGGTTCTTGGGTTGTATACAAAACGTGTCCCTACAGGCGAGGTTTATAAAACTGGTGCTAAAAAAGGACAACCTAAATTCAGAAATGAAATCCGCTCAGACGGACCTCATCACAGATTAGATTTAGCTATTCAGTTAAATGACTATCGCATGAAGATAGAAAAAGAATTGAAGAAACCAGTATCTAATTTGGTATGTGAGGTTATAGTAAGAGACGGTAATACTTATATCGCTACACAGCGAGGTATCACGAGCCCAGGTTATCTTGTACCAATCAATAAGATTAGTGACAAATGGGTTGAAAGATACATGAAAAAGAAAGCGTCAGACCTTAAAACAGCATTAGAGACAGATACAATGCCACCACCATGTAGAAATTCTGAATGTTGGGGTGGTATAAAGTGTGAAAGGTTCTGTAACGTAGCTCAGTTTTGTGATAAAGGGAGAAAAGATGAAAACAATTAACATTGATAAGTTCGAACATTTATCAAGTAATCACTTGGTGAATATCAGTCAGTTATTCTTAATGAAAAACAAGCAGTATGCATCTGGTGATGACGTATTATCAGCATTTAAAGAATGTGCAAAACGTCAATTCGGAGAGATTAACCGAGACGGTGCATTCAAAACATGTATGCAATTTAAGGATAAACATGATTTAGCGTTACTTCAACATGGTTTATTATTGCCAGATGCAAAAGAAAGATTATACGATGTAATCGTATATTGTTTATTAGGTTTAGCTGTTTTGAGTGGTGAAGATGAAGAGTTGCGAGGTTAGTAAGAACTGCAAAACCTTTAAAGACCAGTGTTGGATGTGCGACAATTACGGTTTGTACTCACCAAAAGACAAAAAGATTTTATCACCAAGGCAGGAAGAAAACAGATTAGCTCGTAAGCTCGAGAAAAAAGTAAAGAAACAAACTTCCGCTAGTAAAAGAGGTAAATCAAATCGTCGTAACGGTAGAAACGCAGAACGTGAATTAGTCGCTTGGTTTGAAAAGATTGGACTAACATCAAACTTAGTACCTATGTCTGGAGCATTAAAATCAGCTAATATCATTAAAGCATTAGCTAATGATGAAATGGTTGAGAAAATGCGAGGCGATATTAAGGTAGAAATTAATGGTGTTAAGTACACTGTTGAATCAAAACGGAATGTAAATTCTGATTCTTGGTATAAAAAAGCCGAAGACGGTATTGTCCACATTAAAGGTTTTGCGTACTTAATGAGGCAAGATTTATTCCATGCTTTTGTAAATGGTGTAGATATACCAGTATCTAGCGAGGTTGAGGATAAAGGATTTAAAATAATTCATACTTACTTCAATCAAGATAATAGCGATATCGTAGTTATATCTAGACCATATTGCGATAGATTATTTTATTTAAAGGAGAAAACATATGAAAACATTAGAAACAAATGAGCGTGGTTTGGTAATCGACGCTAAAGTAGTTCAAACGGACAATGAAACAAAGGTGAATAGCGATGTAGAAATTAAAGATATTACGCCTGCGGAACTATTATCTTGTATTACAGCTATTATTCTGTCCGTTTTAGAAAGCGTAGATAAATCTAAACAAGAATTATTATTACGTATTCTAGCTAAAACATTATTAGAATTACCACTTGAAGAAGCAACTAGAAGTGCAAAAAAAGAAACAGTAGATAAAACAAAACTTAGTTAATTTAAAAGGAGATATTTATGTTGTTACTTTCCCAAGACAAAACAAAATTAGTTGATGTATGTTCTTTGTTCATCAAAGCAAAGAAAGACCCAACAGACCTTAACAAAATTGAAGAATTTATGGTATTAGGTACACTACCTACAGGGTTGAATGTTCGTGTCGCAGGCTATAAAACAGAAGCTGAAGCACTTGAATTCATCAACAAAACGGCTCACGTTGCGTTAGCTTATATGGCAGAATAACCTATGGAAAATCTAGCAAAACTCAAAGAACAGTACGAAGAATTATGCTCTTGGTATATTAGTCTCGATGATACAGATGCTAGTACAGCCTTTGGTATTATGAAAGAAGCTTCTGCTCTACAGGCTATTTTCGAAAGAATGTCAGCAGACCTTGGTAAAGAACTATCTGATTATGAAAGAGAGGCGAAAGCCGTACATGCTACGGTTAGTAGCTCTCTCTCTACTAAGGTGAATGAGGGAGATAGACTAGCCACCAAATCAGATGAAGTTATTACTGCCTGGAAAAGAGTGTCAGCGATTCAGAGGTCACAGAGATATATTGACGCATCAGCAAAACATTTATCTCGTATTTATTTTGACTCTAAGTTGATTTTCGAAAATGCTTGTAGAGCAACCAGAGCTCCAGTAGGAGGCGATAAACTTGTCGGACACATTTGACATATTATGCAATCTAGCTTATAATACTGGAGAAGAGATTTTTGAAATGTACCGTGTACCTCTCGACGTTATAGTGTCTGAGAGGTATATGGCTTTTCTGGTCGTTATGAATGGTGACGTAGTTTTTGCTTATCAAATAGGAGATAAAATATGAAAGATAAAATACTAGCTGTATTAATTAGTCTGTACGATGCAACTAAAGATGCAGTTATAGTAACGCTATTATTTGCTTGGTTTTTAACTATCCCATATTATTTCTTCCATGTTGGCGGAAATTTTATTGAGTGGGTTGTATTAATTGTTTATATAACAACAATGTCTAAAATGCTAAGATTTTTAGGGAAGCTATTAATCCGCATCACTGATGAGGAGGAAAAAGATGGCAACCCAAAAGTTTAATAGGTATGATAAAATCAAAACTCCAAAAGGCATTATCAAAGTCCAAGTCATACAATATGACCCAAAGAAAGACGAATATTCTTATTCTATTATAGGACCTAAAAGTAAATTTTGGAGACAAGATGAATGCACGTTGGTAGAAAGGTATAAAGGCAATGCGTAAATTATTAAACCAAGAGTTCTTAGAACAATTTCCAGATTTTCCACAACATATGGATAATCTAGCTAAATTAGTATATTATAGAACATATTCTCGTTGGCTACCAGACGAGGGTCGAAGAGAAACATGGAAAGAAACTTGTGCTAGGGCAGTAGAATATAACTGTTCATTAGCTCCTACATCATTATATGAAGCTCAATCTCTATTCCGTAATATGTTTAATTTAAAACAATTCATTAGTGGTCGTTCCTTATGGATTGGTGGTAGTGAAGCCAGTAAGAAAACTAAACTAGCCAACTTTAACTGTTCGTTCGTAGTAATTGATAGTATCAAATCACTATGTGATTTATTCTATTTACTTATGGTAGGTACAGGGGTTGGTGTACGTATCTTACCTAGTGACGTAAACAAACTACCAACATTTAGAGACGACGTAACTTTGTTTGCACAATACAATAAGGATTCCACAAAACAGCGAGGTAGAGAGTATACAATTACAGAACAAGAAGATAATATGTTCGTAATTCATATTGGAGATAGTAAAGAGGGTTGGGTAGACGCTCTAAGAGCATATCTAAACTTCATGAGCGTACCGTCTGATTGTAAAAATATTCTCATTGATTACACTGAAATCCGTGTTAAAGGAGCTACATTATCTAATTTTGGAGGTACCGCTAGTGGTTATGAATCAATTCTAGATATGTTTACAAAAATCCATAATGTAATTCAGAATGGTATGTTTTCCTCCAAGCCAGAAAATGGTAGACTCCGACCAATTCATTGTTTAGATATGTGCAACCTTATCGGACAGAATGTTGTTGTTGGTGGCGTGCGACGTACTGCTGAAATTGCTATTATTGACCCAAATGACGAAGAATGTGTACATGCTAAGGATAATATCAAGCCTGGTATGGAACATAGATATATGAGTAATAATAGTATTTACCAAGAGGAAAAGCCTAGTCGTGAAAAAATTCATGAGTTATTTGACTCTATCCGCAAGTCTGGTGAGCCTGGTATCATTAATGTAGCAGAAGCAAAGCGTAGACGCTCTGACTTTGCAGGAGTAAATCCATGCTGTGAAATCTTGTTACCACCTAACGCTGTATGTAATTTGACAACTGTAAATATGGTAGCATTTGTAAATGATGATGGTTCTGTAGATTGGGACGGATTAGAAAAGGCATTTATTTTCTCTGCTCGAGCAGGTTATCGTATGACATGCTTAGATTTAGAATTAAGTGGTTGGAATGAAGTTCATCATAGAGATAGACTAACTGGTTGTTCTATGACTGGTTGGCAAGACTTTATTGCTAAAATGGATACTAATTCATTTAAACGAGCAGGTGGCAAGGTAGGTATCTTAAAATGGTTGCGTTCCGTAGTTCACCAAGCAGGCGAAGGTATTGCTTCAGAATTACAAGCACCAGTACCTCTCCTTATGACAGCACTAAAACCAGAGGGTTCATTAAGCCTTGTGGCTAATGGTGTGTCTCCAGGGGTACATTGGCAACATTCCCCGTACTTTATTAGACGTATTAGAGTAAACGCACATGACCCGTTAGCTTTAACTGCGAAAGAATTGGGTTGGAGAATCCACCCAGAAGTAGGACAAGATATGGAAACTGCAACTACTATTGTAATTGATTTCCCAGTTTATAGTCCTGCTACTATTACAAAGGCAGATGTACCTGCTGTAGTTCAGTTAGAAGAATATATTTTGTTCCAACGACATTATACCGATATGAATACTTCTAATACCATTACTGTAAAACCAGAAGAATGGGAAGAAGTAGAAGAGTTTGTATATAATCATTGGGACGAAATGTTAGGTGTAACATTCTTAGAATTAAACTCTACATATTATCCTTTACTTCCATATGAAGAGTGTACGAAAGAGGAATATGAAGAATTAGAATCTAGTATGAAAGAATTTGACCCAGTATTACTTAATCAATTAGAATTAAGTACGAGAAATATGGGTAAAGAATTTGAAATTCTAGATGATAGAAGTGAATGTGCATCTGGTGTTTGTCCTATCAGATAAGTGTTGACAAACAACTTTGATTGTGGTATAATACAGCTATAATCACATTGGTGATGTGTTCACCAAAACTTCATCGAACTTTCATGATTTGGGGGTTGACAAGGGTTGCTTGGTGTGGTATAATACAGGTGTAGGTTGAGCCAGTGGAGTCCACGCCACAGTAGCTCAGAAATGATTATTACAGAAAGGAATTACAGTTATGATTAAAGAAACTATGACAATTAGAAAGGCATTAACACAAAAGAAATTACTAGATAATCAAATCTCTGAATTATTTGGTACTCGTTTTGTGGCGGTAGCTACATCTAAACGTGCTATCATTGATGGCATGAATACAAAGAATTGGTTAGCTGACGCAGAGGCACGTTTCCAATCTTTAAATGATAAGATGAAACGACGTGAGGCAATCTCTAAAGCTATTATGGAAGCCAATGCTAAACATACTGTTAAAGTACCTAAGTTTATTGGTATTGATAAACAGACTGATGAGACCGAGGAATTAACATTTGCTTCTGCTATTGCCCGTAAGAATTACTTATTCAACCTGTATCAACATGAATTACAACAAATGCGTCGCCGTGTAGTTACTAATTCTGATGAATACCAAAAAGCAGAAAGAGAAGCAGACAACAAAGTGTCTGAGCGATTGTACCAAGAGTTCGCTAACATTACCCAAGCATCTGGTAAAGCTCGCCAAGAGCGTGAAACAGAATTGCGTGAGCAATACGGAGTACAACTACTTGACCCTAATCAATTGGCGGAAAAATTATTATCCTTTACTCAATATGTAGAGGGATATATCGCAGAAATTGATTCTGTGTTAGGACACGCTACAGAGGTTACTGAAATCACTGTAGAATATTAATTGGTAGTTTTACTGTATTATCTGGTTAACTCTAAATTTGACTAGGTTTCTCTGTTTTGTAAGGTTTGTCTGGTTTCCATAAATGAGAGCAACCATACATATCTCATGAAAAGATAAAAAGAAGAATTTGGACGAGGTTAGCCAAACACTGAGGTTATTAGGCACCTTGTATGAAAAGTAATCTTTAATCTTTAATCATTAGAATTAAGCTCTAATCATTAACATGATTAATCATTACCATCAATCCAATAATCTATAATCTTCAATTCTTTATCAAATCCACTGAACTCACATTCTTGCCAGTAGTCTGGCTCAGAGTTGGATGGGTGGCAGATATTACAGTAATACTTTTTATAGCCCGTAAGCAACTAGATATTATTTACAATTTACAGCCTCGCAAGGGGCTGTTACACGGATAGGTAGCAGTAGCGGTCAACTGAAGGTGTCGTCAAACACTATATGACATACAGTCATTCATTGGTTCGAATCCAATCCTATCCGCCACATGGTGGGTTAGCTCAGCAGGTAGAGCAATAGGTTGAAGCCCTATGTTAGCGTTGGTTCAATTCCAACACCCACCACCATTAGGTGTAGTCAACCTAAAATACAAAACCCATTGTAATTAGCGACTACGATGGTCGGAAGTGGGTATCTTTCGTTAAAGGGTGAACGAACGCTAGCTGTTTACTCGATACCTACCATAGCGGAGTAGTCCAATGGAAGAGACACTGGTCTCATAAGCCAGTATAGTGTGAGTTCAAGTCTCACCTCCGCTCCCACATGGAGAGTTGGCAGAGTCTGGGTTAATGCAACTGCCTTGAAAGCAGTCGAACAGAAATGTTCCGTGGGTTCGAATCCCACACTCTCCTCCATATACGGAAGGTTGGCAGAGCCAGGTTTATTGCACCTCTTTGCTAAAGAGGCATTGCCTAAAAAGCAATCATGAGTTCAAATCTCATACCTTCCTCCAGAGCCTTAATACTGAATTACGATTTGGTATTACCTACTGAGTGACTCAAGGGTTGCTCAGTTAGGAGGGGCGTTTATACATGGCTCGTTAGTCAAGTGGTTAAGACATCGCTCTTTCACAGCGAGAACGGTGGGTTCAATTCCCCCACGAGTCACCATTCGGTACTTATATACTACCGTTAAAGGCTTGTCATACCATGGATGCCTTGCTGTATATACCACATCAACAGCTACGTATTAGTTTACAGGTAAAACAACTCTCGCAATGAGTAGACGGTGGGTTCGATGCCGACCATATGTAGTGGTGTTGTATTCCTAGGTAGTTCAATGGTAGAGCGTCTGGCTGTTAACCAGAAAGTTGGGGGTTCGAGTCCCTTCCTAGGAGCCATGCGGGTATGGTGTAATGTAAACACGTCGGTCTCCAAAACCGAAGATAGAGGTTAGATTCCTCTTACCTGTGCCATACGCCCCTATGATGAAACTGGCAAACATATTGGACTTAAAATCCAGGTTCTGTAGGTTCGAGTCCTACTAGGGGTACCAACATTGTGGTGTAGTGTAATGGTAACACAGAAGACTTTGACTCTTCTATTCTAGGTTCAAACCCTAGCACCACTACCAATATATCCTTATAGTTCAACTGGAAAGAACAACGGTCTTCTAAACCGTAGGTTGTAGGTTCGAGCCCTACTAAGGATACCACATGTCCCTATTACGTAATTGGTTAACGTGTCTGGCTCAACACCAGAATTATGTAGGTTCGAATCCTACTGGGGGCACCAGACCACTTGGGGGTTGTGATACTGCAACCTTTCCTCCTTCATTTGTAAGTCCCAACCTCTGTATGTGGTGATGAATACTATGATTAAAATTAGGAGGTTTTATATGAAGAAATTATTTTTTGGTTTAGTAATCGGTGTCCTGTCCCTGTTGGGGGCAAGTAATGTAGATGCACGAATGATGGAGGTAACAGCGTATACCCACACTGGTGGGGTAATGGCTAATGGCGAATACCCATATGTAGGAGCTGTGGCTAGCGATGATTTACCTTTAGGGACTGTTGTAATTATCAATGGTTCTAGCTATGTAGTAGCTGACCGCTTTGGTGGTGGCTATGTAGACATGATTGATGTTTTCGTAGATACGGAAGAAGAAGCAATCCAATTTGGTAGACAGTATATTGATGTAGAGGTGGTATAAAACTTGTTAGATAAGATAATTGACTATTTGTTAATCGCTGTCTGTACATTAACATGTGTTCAGATGCTCATATGTATGTATGCGTTGTTAAAATACACGAGTACAATATAGGTGGAAAATGAAAGTTAGATGCAATACAACTGGAGAATTACACGAAGCACGTAAGGAAGTTATTTTTGATACTGTATATATTTCTACAGCATCATTTGCTCAACCAGTTCAGTTTGGAGTATATACGGAAGAAGATTTTAGAAAACAATTCACGGAGGTAACAATGGAAAAGATTCATTTTACAAGAGAAGCAATTGACATTATTGAAGCAGTAACCGTTTACGATTCACTAACACAATCACGTATGCTTTTAGAAGAAATTCTAAGTATCCATAATCCAACAGGCGAACTAAGAGAACGATTCGAAGAAATCGATAATGACTTAAAAGTACATTCTGATTTCCTCAGTAAGTTTATTTTTAGTAATGCTACCTTCGAAGATTAAGGAGCAGCTATGAAAGTTGAATTAATAGCAAATACGGTATTAGAATTACCAGTACATGCCATGAGCAAATGTTATGGCTCTAATACCACAGAGAAATCTTTGGTAAATGCATGTAAAGCAGGTCATTTATCTTTACTAGAACATGGATACGCCACGTTTGATATCGAAATGAGTCAGAAATGTTTAGCACAAATCACAAGACATAGGCAACTATCTTTCACAGTTAAGTCTACACGTGGCACCGATTTCAGTAATGGCGGGTACTTCGACTCGCACTGTCATGATTGGGGAGATATTATAAACAAAACATATATCTCAGAAGATATGAATAAAATTATCGAAGAGCAGATTAAAACATATCAACGCTTAGTTGAAAATGGTGTTCCATACCAAATTGCGGCGTATGTATTACCACTTGCAACGAATGTAACAATGATAGTCACAGGTAACCTCAGAGCATGGTTAGAATACTTACCTAAAAGGTTATGTAAACGAGCATCTATGGAACATCAAGCGATTGCCCGTGAGATTTACAGACAACTAAACAAAGCATATCCAGACTTATTTACACTAGAAGTTTTGGGTATGTGCGAGGGCTGTAAAGAATTATCTTGCGATTTTACGTCACATAAAAAGAAACCTAAAGAACCAGTACGAGGAGAATTAAAATGAGATACACATTGACAAATCATACCACAACAGAGGGTGCAGTATTACGCAAAAACAGAGATACATACATCATACTTACCTCAAGCGTTGATATGGAGGGTTGGGTAACAAAACTACAAGTATTTGATGTAACTAACCATACAGTCATTGAAGTCGACCCGTCTTTTGTAAATGACCTTGAATATATCGGTAACCATGGTTTCCTCGATAAACTCATCAGAGATTCACGAAAACTTACACACGAACATCGACTCATTAAAAACGGTATAGGAGAAAGGATTCAGTTGCTTAATGCATACCGTGATTTAGAGAAAGAACAAAAGGTAATACTCAAAGAACTTGAAAGTGGTTTATCCACGCCTACTAATTACTACAAAAAACTATGGTTGTCGACAGATAAAATGGTACGTGAGTATCTATTGATGGAGGACTAATATGTGGTTAGTTGGAATATTAATAGCATTATTCGTTGGTGGAACTATAATCACCGCTTTATTAGCTAAGTTTTTGTTTATAGTGTCTATCATTATGTTCGCATTGGCTCTAATAGGTATCGGCGATATAACATATGCACAAGCAGGCTATACATTACTAGCCTCTATCGTATGTTGGGTACTTATGTTTATCTCTACTATCATTTTAGGTATCGCTAAGGGATTGGCTGAAGGTGGAGGTGAATAAATGGAACCGATTATTAACCCATGGCTGATATACCTTGCAGGTATTGTGAACCCTCTTAAATTTGCATTAGGTTTAATAGCCTTTTTAGGGTTTATTGCTTGCTTCATATTTGGTGGTTACTATTATATAGAGTCACCTTGTGATGGGTGCGGCGATGAATATAATAGAAAGGCAGAGGCAAAACAAAAAGGTACGCTAAAAGTAATCAAGATTATTGTACCAATAACAGTTATTTCGTTCTTAGTACAAGCCTTTATTCCAGACAAAGATACATTGATAGCTATTGCTGTTGCAAACATTGTTACTGTTGATAATATTCAAGGGGCGAATGAATTCGTTAAGACGAACGTCCAGGACTATATCAATATGTTGACAGATGCAATCAATAAAGTTAAGTAGGTGAGAAGATGCTGTGGACAATATTCATACTGTTTATGGTGTGGCTACTTTTAGCAACGGTATACCAAGAAGAACTATTTGATGTGTTTGATTACATTGTAGAAAGAATTAAGAGAGGAAATAAACAATGAGATTATTAGGATTAAAACTTGCAGGCTTAGGCTTTCTAGTATTGCTAGGATTTGGCTTGATATGGAATACAACATATATGATTTCCGCAGGTCATGCGGGCGTGGTTTTCAATAAAATGGACGGCGGTATTCAGCAGGAAACACTAGACCAAGGTTGGCACGTAGTTGCCCCATGGAAACGTGTAACTGAATATCCTGTAAGTACAGAGCTCGCATACTATATTGACGGTACTCATGAAGACCGTAAAAACGTAGACGACAGTATCGTCATTGGCACAAAAGATGGCAAAACAATCAAGGTAGACGCACAAGTTACATACCATATGAACCAAGATTCCTTGCCACATATCTATAACAAATTCAAAGGTCAAGATGATAGCATTATCGAATACGGTTATATGAAACAAAACTTCCAACGTATTGCTAATGATATTTCTTCCCATTACTCTATGATGGATATCGTAGGTGAAAAGAAAGAAGCGTTTAACCAAGAACTTCTAAAAGAAGTATCCGAATTCTTCGACCAAGACGGTATCATTATTGAACAAGCTTCTCTAGGTAAAGTAGAACCAGACAATGCGACAAAAGAAGCTATCCAAGCAGTAGCTAACGCACAATACAAACAACGTCAAGCAGAATATGAAAAAATTGCGGCAGAAGCCGAAGCTAAAAAGAAAGTTGCTGTAGCTGAGGGCGATGCACAAGCTAAACGTATTCAAGCAGATGCTGAAGCATATTACAACGCACAGGTAGCTTCTAGCTTAACTCCAGAAATGGTTCAATTAAAACAAGTTGAAAAATGGGACGGCAAACTTCCTACATATTCTGGTATTACAAACGGTCTATTTAATTTAAAATAAGGAGGAACTATGGAATCTCAAGTATATAGTGTAAAGACAGAAAGACCTTGGAGACGCTTTGAAGTAATCTCCTTATATAATGGTACTGATATTGAAATTCCTCAACGAGGAACACACTTCAGTGCGGGTTATGATTTACAATCGGCAGAGACATTAGTGATTGGGGCAGGTGAAACTGTCCTAGTCCCTACTGGTTTAAAAGCAGCTTTTCCTGGTGACGAATTCTTAGCTATCTACCCACGCTCTTCAGTTGCAGGTAAATATGGCATTACACTTGCTAACTGCGTTGGTATTGTTGACAGTGACTATTACAATAATTCCAGTAACGAGGGACATATCCAAGTATTGCTAAAAAATACAAGTGATAGCGATTACGTAGTTAAAAAGGGAGATAGAATTGCACAAGCAATCTTCCAACCATATTCGATTACAGAAGACGACAAACCAAGAAGTGTACGAACAGGTGGCTTTGGTAGTACGGGGGTATAACATGGAAAAAGATAACATCGAACAAATGTTCGGTCCTACATTCATGGATATTATATTTGCAATCGAGCAGTATAAATCTGAAATGGAAGAAAAAGAACGTAGAGCAAAAATGGTTAAGGCAAAGGGTGTTAAATATGTACAGCCAAAACCTTTTACATACGAGGAAAACACCAATCTAGTTCACCTAGCAGGCATCATGAAACAACTACGAGCATTGGGGTATGTTGCAGTGAAAGCCAAAAATCCAAATACCATACTTGCATTTGGTATAGAAAGTCCGAAACCTTTAGTGGTCGAACTACCTAAAGATATTAAGGTGAATGTTTTGGAGTTGCTCGGCAAAGAAGAGTTACCAATTACACGTGTAATCTTTGATGGTCCACTAAAACAAGCTCGACTAGAGCATGATAGTCAATTGCAACGTAATACTGATATGAGGTGTGTAATCCAACACAAACCAAACAGATTATCGGCAATCAAAACAGTCAATGGTGGGGAACATATTCTTACACTCAATGGCTTTGTAAAAACAAATCCAGGCGACTGGATTATTCGAGGAGTTAATGGAGAGCGGTATCCATGCGATGAAGAAATCTTCAAGAAATTATATGATATCGTTCATGTATTATAGGAGGTTGAATGGTCCACTACTTTGTGGTAGACTATAATAATACTGGTGACCTATATAATATCGGAGTTCTAGGCGAAGATAAAGAAGCGATTAGAGAATACCTCATGAAACAATCTCGTAACGTGAGGTATCTCAAATCTGTTAATCGTAAAAAGAATACTGGTAAAGATATCGGCGTTGGTATTATAATCAGTTGCAGGTATCTTGCTCGCTGTCCTAAAGGTTTAGAACCAGATACACGAGGTACAGTATTATGAAAGAGTCAATGATACAGGAGGCACTACTCTTATATTCCCAAATGGGAGACAATGCAGTCGATGAAATCAACAAAGTCATGAATGTATTTGAGTCGAGAGTAGATACCGATGAAATTAAGAAAAAGAAAAAACTACTAGCTATATATGATGATGAAGTATCTTCGCCAGAAGATATTTTAGTAAATCGGGAAAAAGGTAAATATATTACCCACTTCTTTATATGGCTAGAACACTACATTAAAGGTGTAGATGAACTAAACTGGAATATATGGAGAGATTTCTACTTGTATGGGTTAAAAATGTCAGAGGTATGCAAGAAATATAATATCTCTAGACGGAGTGCTAATTCACGCAAAGCAAGAACAAATGCTTTTATACAAAGCATACTCCCATTATATTATGAACAGTTTATTGATTTACGAGAATACATTAAAAACGATTAGTCAGAAAGGATATTAATATGAATAAAGTTGTACTTAAAGGCATTATGGCTCGTGAACCACTTACAAAAGAAGTTGGTGATAACCGTGTTTGTAATTTTACAGTAAAATGTACTAGCGAAGAAGAAGTACATGGTGAAACTAAAGAATTTACTTCCTACGTAAATTGTGTAGCTTGGAATGAACTAGCAGACCAATACATTAATGCTATGGAATCCGAACCAGTTGAAGTAGAGGGTAGAGTACAAACTCGTAGCTATGAAAAGAATGGTGAAAAACGCTACGTAACTGAAATTAAAGTGACTAAATAATTCTGAAAGGATAGTTAATGCAAATTAAAGCACTTGAACAAAGTTTTCGACCCCACATCATTGAATGTAGAGTGAACTCGGATTTTGCACAATTAGCTGTGCTATCCGATGTTCATGAGGGATTGAACAATAGAGCTTATTTACAGAAAACAATCAAGAACCTATTAGAAATGGGTCCAAATTGTAAAGTAATTCTTGGTGGTGATAGCACCAATACAACCACTAAACACTCTAAAGGTAGCGTACTGGAAGAAACACTTGTCGGTGACGAGCAAGTATACGCATTGGTTGAAGATATTCGACCTTTATATGAGAGTGGTCAGTTGCTCGGTATTATTGGTGGCAATCACGGAGCCAGGGCTTTTAATGACGCTTATATCAGTGTTGAACAAATGACTGCCGCATTACTGGGTAATCGTTCCTTGTACAAAGGCGAATTTGGTTTAGTATATTTCAACGTGAATAAGAATTGTTATGTGCATCACATTCTACATAAGAATAGAAAAACAAAAAATTACTATGATTACTTTAATGCTGATGTAACTTGGTTTGAACATTTTCACGAACCTAGTGCAACGCCTAAAGTGGCGATTGAACATAACAAATACAACAAAAAACCCATCGTAAAAGAAGTATGGGAATTAAGACAGTCCTCTTTCCAAACATATCCTGCATATATTAAGGCAAGTGGTATTAGACCTGGTCTTAGCGGATTTTGGATTACGGAAATGACTGGTAATGATAAGCAAAAGAAAGTCACTCCTTTCATGGGCGATACTTATTTTGAATTAAGAAAGAGAGGTTTATATGCTTATTAAAGATATGTTTCTCGACTTAGGGTATGGTTATAAAGTAGCTCTTAAAGAGGTCTACGCTGTAATCCCTATGGATACTATCAGTGCTATAGCACTCTTTAGAAGATATTCTCGTGATAACAAAGTCATCAGAGCAACAAAAGGTAGAAAAGCTCACTCGTATCTATTACTCAATAATGGTATGGTCTTTGCTTCATGTCTCACAGCAGACGAGATTGTAGAACGTACATGGGAAATGAAACGCATGATGAGGGCGTTAGAAAATGCCGAGGTATAAACCAGGGCGACGAAAAGCTCGCCCTTTAACTCATCAACAACACCTATATGTGCAAGCTAAAATCTTGACTGGAAGTAAAAAGGAGGCTTTAAAAATGGCAGGCTATAAGGAGAAGTGGGAAAACGTAGAAGATAGCAAAGCCGTACAAAAAGCACTGGCTGATTACAGGGCAAAAATGGATAAGAAATTCATGGACCAGGCAGATAAGGTGGCTAATTTATTACTAGGTGTAATAGAAGACCCCGATACTCCCGCAAGTGCTAAAGTAACTGCTATCAAAGACTGGTTAGATAGAGCAGGTCTTAAACCTGTAGATAAACAGGAAATCGAAGAAAAACGTGCTATCGATACTACAAGTAGATTGAGTAGAGACTTAATCAACAAATTGAATATGCTACCAAAGGACAAAGAAAAAGGCGAGGTATAAAACCCTCGCCCATTTTTTTATTTCTTTGCTTTCCTAATTGCATCATCTATAAAATCAGTTAATCTTTCAAACCCAGTATCATAAGCCTCGCAATCTGCACTGAGAGTAAAACCGAGATTGTCATAAGTATCCTTAATAATTCTTTTGTATTTTCTTTCGTCAATTTGTATTGTAATCATATTGCCCTCCTAGATATGGTCTTTTAAAACTGTACGAATATCTTCTCTTAGTTGGAAAGTATCCTCATTATGTTTTAAAGCTATCCTCACTAATTTATTAGTAATCTCTGTTGTGGAGGAAATCCACTCTAGCGACTTGCGTTCAAACGCTTTTACTAAAATTTCTGGTACGTAGCACGTATCCTCGTCAGATAATCTATATAGAGTTTTTAGTTCGCCAGTATAATCTGGAATGTGATATAATAGTATGCCGTCTTTATCGAATATATGGTATGATATAGGTCCAACACGTTGGATTTTGAATATACCTTTCTCTTGCAATCGAATACAAATATCAATGATTTCGTCCCATCTTCTAATCATATTTAACCTCCTCCGCTAATTCTACTCTATCCCAATCACCATTTGTATGTTTTGTACTCCATGACGTACAACCATGTATCCATGTATGTACTTCACCGTCTTTATAGCAGGCAAAGTGCCGTTGTTGTACTTTATCACCACAATATGCATATACTTTAGTATCTACTGGAACTTTAGACCAATCCACTTTATGCAGTGTTTTAGCTAGGTCAATACAATTTGTATTTTCAAATACGTCATTCAATAAGTTGGTAGTATGCACAGGTAAGTGCGAACTACCGAGAAGAGCATGTTTAATCTCTCCGTCATATCCAATAATTGGCTTATACTTCGAAAGATATATTAAAGCATGACCAGTTGGTCGATATACATACCTAGCTCCACCATCATACAAATCATTTAATAACAGTTTTAAACCTTCTTCTGTAAAATATTTACTTTGTAACATAATATTCCTCCTATATTAAAATTCGTGCTTAATTTGAAATACGCTTTGTCTATCCGATGTGATAAAAACAATATGGTACGAACAACCAGTCCTTATATTGAAACACATACAATCATAAGGCTCTATAAATATTGTATGTGTCAATAGTATACATTCACCACGTACACGGTAAAAACCGTCTTCTCTTTTAATTAAATATTTCATTTTCACCAATCAACACTTTCATATAACATTCGCATTCTATCGTCCCACACAGACAAAAAACTAAAATTATTAATTACTTCTTTAATTCTAAACATATTTTTCCGTTCTGGTATATTTATAGTTCTAGAATATAATTCATATGCTGTATTCACCTCTACCAATCTAGTAGTACTCTCTATTGCCATTGAACCATCACGATATGTTTCTAAAATCTCAACACCCATACCAGTTAGCCATATTGGTGTTACTAAACCACCTAATCTAAATATAATGTTATCCATATTATTACTCCATTTCCCAATTTGATAACCTATGTTCATTATCTATTATCTTTTGTTTTGTATTACCAACCCATTCTTTAATTTGGAATAAGCTATTTGGCATATATCTATATATACGTACAGCAGATATGTAATCTCCTATTTGGCTATACCGACTAATCCCCAAAAACTTTACGCTACCTGGGTATCCGCCAGTATTTGGTATAACACAGTTGACTCCTGTATAAAATCCATACTCATGCATATATTTGTCATATGAGATAATATTCATATTTCCACCTCGCTATACATGTAATCATCAAGACCTGGAATAATTGGATTATTATAAACTTGCTTAACTTTCCATGTCGTTCTTAATGGGACATAACCATGAAGAGTATTAGGATATACCCACATTCCTTCAATGCCAATGATTTGGTAATTACCGCCCAACACAATTGAGCTGTTTTGCCAGTTGTTTAAATCAGCCTGTTTTGCAAGTAATAATCTACCATAGTCGTCACTAATTAAATCTGCTCTCATATTATCACTCCTGTTCAAATAATTCTGTTAATACTTTGGGGGAATATTCTCTACCACTATCAATAATTCCCTTATATTTAATCATGTTCTCAATAGCGTTTTCAGTTCTAGTATCTTTGTACGCATTAAGTACTGGAAGCAGTAATTCCTGCATATCCTTATATTTCCGTCGCTCTTTAGTTACAGTGTACAAGACCTTAGTGAACATATCGCCTTGCTTTTTGTCACCGTTATAGTTATTCTCAACTGCATGGTACACATCGGAAAGAGCTTCGTTCATTTTACCCACTTTACTATACCAGTCCGCACGCTGTTCATCAACATAGTGCATGATTTCATAAAATTTAATTACTGTTTCTACCATCTCTTCTAGTGAATATTTTTCCATTATTACATCTCCTTTAAAATATTACCTAAATTATCTAATTGTCTCTGAATAGGTTTTGCATAAAGATTACCAAGCCTAGTTCCTTTTAAAGCAAATTTCATTGTTATAAATTCTGAAACTGCTTTACCAACACGGAACTTAATTGATGAGATTTCATCTTTGGTTAGATTTTCTTTTTTTAATTGCAAACTACTAATCACAAATTTATTGCATAACAGAATTTGGTTTGCTACGTGACGTTCCATATTACTAACGTCTCTAATATCTATACCATTGCGTGTAGCCATATTATTTCTCCTTAAATTCTTCGCCTAAATATCTTTCAAACATACTCATTATAAAATACCTCCATCAACTATATAATCAATAACCGCTTTTTTAAAGCTACTTGTATTTAATCTGTACTCGTCGATACTACCTTTACCGTAGAGATAAAAGATAAACACGTCTTTATCTTGCCCTAACCGATGCACACGGTCTTGTGCTTGTGCTAATAATGCAGGAGACCACGGATATTCTAAGAATACTGCACATCTACTAGCAGTCAATGTTAATCCAACCGCACTAGCTTGCAAGCTACAAATAATAATAGGTGTATCTCCTAATTGAAAATTGTCGATATTGACTTGCCTTAATCCAGGAGCTTGCCCACCTACAATAACGCTAGCATCTGGGAATGCTTTATGTAACTCCTTTCCTATAATTTTATGATGTACGAATACAACTACTTTTTCATCACGTTCTAATAACTGTTCAATAAAATCTAGACTAGCACCTATCTTTTTCTGTAACACCGCCCTGTCAAACATTTCAATTTCATGAAAACACGTAGGGGCAGGTTGCTCTAATTCTATTACTGGTATTGGTACGATTGTTTTACTTGGCAGTTTACTTTCTAAATCGTCTTTCGTTCGTCTAAGCCAAATATTACTCATTGTATCGTGCAATTCTTTTAAATTCGAGCAACCGCTATAATCAATACCGTATTGGCTCTTTCGTGGATTGCAATACTTTTCTAGGAATTTCTGTCTACCACCTACCTTGTGTATATTATTAAGTATTTCCATTTGTGTAACAAGCTCTTTAGGTCTGTTAAGCATTGGTGTACCGCTAATTAAAATTTTATATGGTATGTGTTTACTCCAATCTAACGCCAGTTGCGTTCGTTTACTACTATCATTCTTAAAAGAATGACTTTCGTCAAGTACTAACTGCTTGATATGTAAATCTGGTATTTCAAATTTATACTTGTTCATACGTTCATAATTAGTAATAATAATGTTCTGGTCCAGGTTATCGATATCTACATCGATACCAACCCACCTGGCTATCTCGACTTTCCAGTTAATTTTAAGACTTGCAGGACATATAACCAAGATAGGATATTGTCCTCTTTGTGTCATAGCCTCTATTACTGTTCTAGTCTTACCCATTCCCATATCATCACAAACGAACGCTGAGGAATTATTTAAAATAAAGTTCACACCCTCTTGCTGATGTGGTAATAAAGGTAATTTCATTCATGCTCTCCTGCATTCTTCTTTGACTTTATACAAATCATATACATCACCTGGACATTTTAAAAAGCTGCAACCATGCCAACGTGGTTTATCTTCTATAATATCCACTGTAAAATAATCATCATGTACTCGCTCTATCATAAACCAGAATATTCGATTTTGTGATGGATTATATATTATAGAGTCGCCGACTTGCATTTTATCATATATTTCTTTATAGTCCATTATTGCAACACCTCCTTAACTTTATAAAGTCTGGGGAAATCATTTTTATATTTGTGAAATATTGGCGAATGGAATTTTCTAAATATCTCACATGGATTTACAAATAACCAACCTTGTCTTTTCTCACTAACGATAAAAGAATAAATAACATCACTACCACCTACATATAATAGAGTATCACCAATATTTATGGCGTTATCATATAACTTATCCATATATATCTATTCTCCTTGTAATTTATAAAGATTATTATGGACTTCTTCGTTCTTGTAATATATATCACAAGAAAATGTATGTTTATCATCGAGCTGTTTCACTACCAAGCGGTCTGATATAATCTTTTTAACTGTGCCAATAATAGTAGGTGCTTTAGATACGCTCAATAACACAGTATCACCAACACAAATTTCATTATTAAAACGGTCTAATGCTTTCATATTATTACCTCCTGTGAGGGCGAGGCTTTACGCCTCTTCCCCTTTCATTTTGCAATCCTCAATTACAGCACCACGAACATTTAGACCAACAAACTCAGCAGGTCTATCAACCCAGAAAATCAAGCAATCTTTTAAATCTTGATATGTCCAAACATAATAGCCGTATTGATAAGATAAGTCATATAAGTCATCGATTACATAATCGATTGTTTTATCATCAAGACCATCGGTGTTGACTAAAACTGGGTAAGTCATTGTTGGACCATCCCAATTAACATCATCAATTTCAAACCCACTTTCATAAGATAGAGGAGCAAACTCTTTCGCATAGTTTACGTATTCCTCAGTAGGCTCAATTACATCGTAATACGTATCGTACTTTGTACCACAGTAATCATTTTCAAAATATACGTCCCAACGGCTTTTCTTGTAGGTAGTGTTAGAGTATAAAGCACCGCTTTCCTCACTCTCTACGAATTTACCCAATACAGCTAATTTATCACTACCGACGAATACTAATTTGTTACCGTCGATGTGTTCCTCTAACAAATCACGTACTTGACTTTTCCAAATTGCATCACCTAATGGATAAGCCATTTCTTTAATGAATTGCATTGTATCGCTATGTTTGGATTTCATTCCCTTTTTAGGAGTGTAATCATCAAGGATACCATTATGCACCATACCAATATCAGCATATGTATTGGCTTTACCCATGATTTTGTAGTCGTCAGATAGTGCGAATGGGTGACAAGTACTAGGTGAAATGGCACCGCTAGTAGCAATTCTAAAATGGAACACCCTATCAATATCTGTTGGTAGTTGACTCGCTACTTTCCAGAACTCTTTAAAGCTAAAGAAGCCTTTTTGAATACGAGTTTTCTTTTTAGCTCTGTCATAGTACATAAGACCTGCTCCGTCTGGGTTATTATTATAACACGTTTTGAGTTCCTCTTTGTTTAAGTCAAGACCTTTATTGTATACTGCAATTACGCACATAGTAGTACCTCCTGTTAACTAAATAATAAATTTATAGTAAAGATTACAAATTATAGTAATCTAAACGACTTACCATTTCAGCATATCCACGATTTTCTGCCTCTTTACGGATATTGGCGAATGTGAAATTGCAATATTCACCATTTGCCAAGTCAGATAAAACATCGACCATTTGAATATAGGCTTTAATTGTTTGTGGTTGATACGCTGTAGCAAAAATACGAATTTCAATAGATACATTATGTAGTACGTTTACTGCATAGTACTTATCGTCCATACTAGCTTCGTAGCAATCCTCATCTGTGAAATCTTCGTTGATACAAGCGTAATCAGCCCATTCACGAGCGGAGGACTCACTACGAGCGGCGAATTTACGCATATCATTGTAGTTTTCCGCAAAGAACCGAACTAAACGTCCAACAGCAGAACGACCAGTAAAATGTCTTCTGGATACGTGAATGTGGATACCCACACCACTACGGTTGTCGTAGCCCTCGTCTAGTACTTGATGGCACCAGTCAGCCCATGGTAAGTTTAGCATGTATTCTGGAGTGCAAGGATGAGTTACAACCTCAAATCCTGCATCGAGGCTACCGTCATGTTTGCAGTAAACCTCTTTCACATCGCCAAAGATTTTTTGTGCAATGTATCCATTTCTACCACCGCCATCGATTTCCCACTCTAATCCTAAATATTTAGTTTGGTCACCACCAAAGAATGTAGGTACTGGACGGTAGTCATAATCTTGAATAAAGCCATTCTCTGAGTCGTAGTATCCATTTTGAGTTTCGTTCTCACAACAATACTCGCATAGAGTATAGTTATCGTCAGTAGTATACATATCTTCGCTCAAGAAGTATTCATCACAACATTGACAACGCTCAAACTCATCGTTTAGCGTTTCGTCGTCGACATAAGAGTCAATGCACTCTACCCATGTAGCACAATCACGACGAATATAGTCTTGCTGATGGTCAGACCATACAAATTCATTTGCTAAACAATCTTGACATACCCATTCACCATCAATCGTGGACATTTCGCCCTCGTTCTCGATTTTACCGCACTCAGAACACACCGCATATCCGCTTACTAATCCCATAGCTAAATCCTCCTTCGTGAATGTTTTACCGTCCTCTACTGCCCAGTCATCAGAATTACGCAAGGCGTAGCTATCAGAGAAATCAGAAAACTCTAGGTTTTTACGGTTGGTATGACCGTCGATACCCTCATATTTAATAGGGAGAGCATCTGTTTCTAATTTACACCATGTGACGATATCACAAGACTCTTCTTGACAGAATTTGTCATCTAGGCTATAGTGACGATAAGCCAAGTTCCAGAGACGACCATGTCGGTCACAATAATCATATAGACCGTTGATACTGATATAGCCGTATGTTAATACAGCACCAGTATTAACATCAACTGGGACAAAAGTGTTTGCAGAGTTGATGTCTATTGCCATGTCAACTCCTGCCACTTGTAAACTGCCGTCTTGTACGTAAATTTCACCTTTTGATACATTTACGTAATTAGGAATGTGTGGTTCAGGCAAATCACTTGCTAAAATATGCTCTACTACATGTGTTCTGTCTACACCACGTAGGAAGTAGTAGTCTAGTCCGTTAGCCAAATTTTCAGCTAAAACTTCCACTCTCATTTTCTCACCATTAATCATATAGATGTTATTTGCAATATCTTGTAACATTGTTTTTCTCCTTTATTAATAAATTAAAACAAATAATTACTAGGAACAAGATTCTGTTTTATTTATTATGACGTTTAATTTCTTCGCTAGACCATTGTACAGGCAAACCACTAGGTTGCTCTAAAAATAGTTCTGCCGACAATTTCATATCAGCCAACCACTCCTGGATACGTACAATATCACGTTCGTTATCCAACGGTAATACCAGGAACGGCTTGCCATTAAGTTGAGATTTTAAAATAACATACATAACTATTCCCCTTTCCATGCTCTAATAATAGTATGGTATGCGAGCATTCCCATTAAGATATAGCCCACAATAACCACAGACCACGCAATAATAGAACCAATTAACTTAATTACAGGTAATTCCATAATAAACTCCTTTATCAAAAAAACGTGGAACACTACACTCATACAACCATGGGTAGTAGTTACCGATGAGCCTGTTCCTCATCGGCTGACACCATTGTACCACATCACAATCGATTTTTCAAAATCCGCATAGAACCTGGCTCCGTAGCACCTGGACTTTGTCAGAGCCAAATCCATTCTCACTGATTCTCATTCTCAGAGCAACCCTCACGCTCACGCCTGCACGTGTACGCCTACGCACGAAAAAATATTGTATCAAGATATAATCTAAAAACTGGGAATATAAAAATATAAATTCTCTTTCAGTATTAGTAGAGTATAATAAAATTCTTATACGTAGTATAAGATACCCTATAAGGGTACAAGATACTAAAATAAGCCTATAACTCAAATAATTAAATTACAGCGTATAACTAAATACAAAGAATAGCCCTAGAATTAAAAATTTGGTATCTATAAGCCCTTTTTACTACTTTCAAGGGTTATCATACCTAAGACAATAAAAAAAGCCCGTATAACTCAAATAAATGAATTTTACAGGCTAAAAACGGGGGAATGAATAAAAAATAAATTCCAGTCTTTAAATATACATAGAGAGAATATATAAGGTAATAGAGTATAAGAGAGTACAGTATAGAGTAGAGAATAAATAGAGAGTATAAGAATATACATGAATAGATATTCATATTTGTATTAATATAA